GTTTCCTCAAAACCAAACCCGTATTTTTTAAAGTTGTCTATTAGAAAAGGAACAACTTCTTCTTCTGTTTGGTCTATAAGAGCAGCATCTATCTTGCTTATGTCACTTTTGAAACCTTCGCTGCTTGTTATGCCTAAAGCTTGTGCTTCAGCCATTTCTCTTGCTTGTAGTTCTGCAAGTCTTTCTCTTTCTTGTTGTGCCTCTACATCAGGTTTTTCTGCTTCTATATTAGCTTTGGTAGTTTCAAAATCCTCTATCTGTTGAGACATACCTCTGTCGATAGTGGCTTGGTCAGGATACATACCCATATCTCCCATAGGAGGTCTATAGCCATCTTCTCTAGAGTCTTTGCCTGTTACTTTGTTTGGGTCAAAGTCAAATGTCGTTGGGTCAAATACAGGTATTTCTGCACTCTCAGTTTCAGTTTCTGATGAGTCCGAAGAACCAACTTCCGAATTGAACTCCGTAACGATTTCGGTAGAGTCTTTTTTTTTTAATGGGTTTGTAACACCTAGCAAAGTTGCAAAAGCATCAGCATCTCCATTGTATCCTGTCCTTGTAAACTCTCCAAAGCCTTCATTAAAGGCATCTGAATTTGTAGACATTAATGTTTTAAAATCTGATTTTGCTCCTCTGTAGCCGGTTTTTACAAACTGCTCGTACAAATCATTAAATGCTTGTTCGTTCATATCTTAATTATTGATTGTATGCTCCTCCATTTACTCCACCACCTGCACCTGAACCTGTAGTAACATTGTTGTCAACAGTTGGTCTTAATGACCCTCTTCTACTTTTACTTGTACCTCTTTTACCCACCTTGAGTGCTTTGTCTTCTGCAGATGTAGCGTTACTAGACATTGCATAAACGCTTTCCATAAATTTAGCCATTGCCTCGTTGTACTTAGCAGTAGTTCCGTATGTAGATTTATCTAAGTTAATTCTAGCAACTTCTTTATCTTCACCGTTATTAATTACTAACTCATCACTACCTCCGGCTGCAGTGTCTACTGTAAACCCTGTTAGTCCCGGAAGACTCGATACAACATTAGCTAAGTTTTCTCTAGACTCGTCTTCATCATCTGCAACTAGTGTTACACTTGGAGCAGGTTGACCTTGACTAATTTCAGCAATATAAGCTGCCTCTAAATCATCTTTCACTTCTACTTCTTCTCCACCGTATCCTAATGAAATTTTATTTAAGTCTCTAGTCAAATCAACTTTAGACCTATCACTTACTTTATTGATGTCTGCAATTTTATCATCTGAACCTAAGAAGAAATTAGCAGAACCATCTACCCAAGATTTTTGCCCTAGTTGTTCTCCACCTGCTCCATTGAAAGGAATGGTTTCTGTTTTACCATTAGCGTATCTTACAATTACATCTTCTCCATTTCTGTCAATATCTGTAATATCAGGGTTAGTACTTCTCAAGAATTTAATTGCCTCATCAACTTCTGCATCGCTTCCATAATAAAGTTTAGCAACATTGCTATAAACATTATCTTGTTTTGAGTTTAGCTTTGCGTTTTTATCTTCAAGTTCACTTGGCTTAATATCTTTCTTCATAAACTCAGTAGTCTCTAGTTCTTCATAGTCTACTTGAATTCCTGTTTGAGACTTCAATGCACGTTTAGCAACATTGTTTTGTGTCTCACTAAGGTTGGAAACAGTTCTTCCGTTTTTAGTTTCTAAAAGAATTATGTTTTCCTTGCCGGCTTGCCTAATTGGATTTCCATCTTTGTCTTCTTTATAACCACTATCAGTAGTAGAATCTGCTTCAAAAACTTCTTTAGGATTAAAGGTTGTTGAGTATTCTTTTCCGTCAGGAGTAAAATCAACAAAGTCCATTAATACTGATGCACCTGAAAAACTATCATCACTTATCTGACCGTCTGCCCAATTGTTTTGTGCTTCTTGGTATAGAGAATAAGCTTTTATATCTGTTGCATCAACACCCAACTCAGTTGCTAAGGCAGCTAACTCAGTTGCATCCATATCTTTTATACCACCTTTTCTAGCAGTAATGTCACTTATTTTTTTAATTGTACCTGCAGTATATTTACTACCCATTGATGTTACAGTTTGCACCACATCTTTACCTAGACTGTCTGTCCAAGCTTCTGCATTACCAACTACATCATACTTTAATATTTTAGTCTTTATTCTGTTTTTTAAATTTGCAGGTGAAACTAAACTGTTTGGGTCCGGGTTAGGAATTTTAGGACCATCAGGATTGTTTGGGTCGGCAATCATATTAGCCATCATAACTTGTCCGTTCTCAGGATTGATGACTAACCTACTATCATTAAAGTTAGCAAAGCCTTCAGCGTTTGCCATTATTTCTAAATCTACTGCTGATAATTGTTCACCTACCGGTAAGTCATTACTAAGCAATGCCATTTTAGAACTATACTCTGTATTGTAATCTTGTAACAAACTAAACCCTTGGTCAGTTCCATCAGTAAGATTTTGTCTCATCATTGTATATTGCTCAGGAGGTAGTTGACCGGACTTTAAAAGAGTCTCTTGCATTAACATTTGCTTTTGCAAATCTGCAGAGAAACCTAATGCCATACCATTTAGATTACTGTTCTCTCCTTGTGGTACGTTATTTAATACCTTTTGATATTCTCGTGTGGCATCGTCAATTGCCTGCTTCTTATCTCTACGAGACTGAACTTCTTCGTCCAACATTGTGGTAAAGTCTTGTCCGACTTTTGCCCAATTTATATTGTCTTCTGCCTCTCTTTTAACGTACTTATATGCTGTAGCCATATTCTAATTTTATTGTGGTCTCGGTATGTAGATGTCAAAAGGGTTTTTATAAGCACTTACATAGTCTTGATTTTTAAACAACATACTACTTTGTTGTGGAGTTAAGTCTCTTTTGAATGACCTAAACTGTCTGTTGCTCATATTACCAATTGCCTGCATATCCATATTAGTAAATCCGTCAGAACCTGCAGCACCTAAAACTTTATTCCCTTCTACATTTCCAAACTTTGTCATTTGTTCAGGAGTAAATTCTAAACCTCCCACGGCTGCTTTTTGTGCTCCTATGTTTTGACCATATAAAGGCACAAATGCTGCTGCTGCTTGAGCAGTATTAGCAATACCTTGTATACCTTGTGCTTTAGCTTGTTGTGCTGCTCTCTGAGCATCTGCTGCTTTTTGTTGGTTACCTGCAACTTCTTCTAAATCTAAAGCCACATCTAAATCTCTTAGTCTTGAATCTTCATCTACAACTTGCTGCTCAATGTTTGTCATTTCGTCAGCCATTGCACTTCTTATTCCTCCTTGACCTGCTTGTTGTGCAGCGTATACTCTACCTGCAGTAGCTGCAGAACCTCTTTCACTTTCTACACCTGCCTCAGTAGCCTGTGCTCCCTGAACTAACATAGCTTCTCTTTCTAAATCGTAAGCTTCTTTTTTAACAGAAAGTTGTTCAGCAAAGTTAACATCTAGCTTTCCTCTTGCTGCTTGCATTGCTTTATCAGCATCTCTTTCTGCTCGCTTCTGTGCTTTCTTTTGTTTACTTGCTTGAGAAAATGATGCTGCAGTTGTTCCTATTGATATTGCTAAACCTGCTGCTGCTATTGCCGTTGCTGCTGCCATAATTATAAATTTTTAATCATTTCAAAAGTGTTTGAATCTCCTTTAACATATCCTAATGACTCAAATGTTCCCATCAATGATTTATGTTTTAGTAACGAGTAACAATATTTTGCTCCCTGATTCTTACTTATATTCGTTAGTGTTTCAATTAACAAACCCATAGCATTTTTTCTATGTGGCTTCTTTCTATATTTTTTATTTGATACCATAAACTCAAGAAGATATACGTCTGAGTTGGTCATATAAATAAAACCTGCACACACCGGTATCTCCCCGTCTAAAATCATCATACCACCCTTACCATTGTCCGGAAGAAAATCTTTAGGAGGAGGTGTCCAACCCCAATCCTTCCACCAATCTACTAATATGGTGTCATAATCTTCTGAATTTAATGGTCGTATGTCGAATATCATTAAACACAAAGATACTAAATTTATGGAAAAGATTTCATTGCTTCGGATTCAACTGCAAATAGTTCAACTTTTGATGTGTTGCTATTCGTTAAACTGAAAACACTATAGTGTCCAAGAATTCCGTGAGACTCCGATACTGCATTTTTAATGTATAATGTGTATGTCGAATTACTTGGAAATGGAAAAGTTGTTGGTGCAGGAGTAACTGAAGGAATAAAAGTGTTTCCGTCTGTGTTTATTACAACTTGATTTATACCTGCAGGAAGATTTTGGTTTATTGCAGTAACTTGACCTGCTAATTGTGGATTTGGAGTAGAATGATATAACATATCTCCAACGCTAATTACGTTACCTATAAATAAAGTTGTTGGAAAATCAACAGTAGTAACACTACCAACTACAGTTATAAGTGATGTTGAGCCTAAGCCATTTAAAGAACGTAAAGCATACTCACTTAGTTGAGCAGGAACTGACCCACTATTTCTTATGAACGCATAAAAAGAACCTTCTTTTTCTTCATAATAACTTCCAAGTATAAAGCCTGAATCTTGTTGGTCACTTATTAATGTTGTTCCCCAAGAGTCATCTCCCTCTAAATTAATTGTTTTAAAAAGTTTGTTTTGCAATGGCTCATCATTAAATACTGACTGCAGTTCAGATGCATAGTTAACATTATAATATCGGTTTCTAGTAGAATTGGTATTGTGTCTATATAAATTACCACCACTAAAAGAATAAAAATAATTATTCATCCCAACCATATACTCAGGATTGTAAGAGTAAAAAGATGGAAATCCTTGAACTCCTGAATCATAAGATAAAGTGTAACTGTCTGTTTTTGTAACTGTATTTGCCATATATTTTATTTTAAACTTGAGGACAATGAGTTGAATCATCACAAGCACGTTCTACTGCACTAGCTTGAATCCCATTTGTATCGGGTCCATTCCCAAATGATGTAATTGTTCCACAACTTACATCGCTTTGAACTACACCACCAATTATTTTATTAAACTGTAGTACTGCTCCAACACCATAACCACCACCAAATCTCTCGTTGAATGTCCATTGATTACCGTCAATACAATCAGTAACTGTAATTGTTTTACAAGCATCTACAACTGAAGTAACTATCCCTGAAGTCAATTGATAGGTAAATCCTGTTCCGTGTAAATACCATCCATCAGGTGGAAAGGTAACTCCATTTTGGTCATTAAACACATAGTCATTAACTGTTGGTATACCAACTGCTCCATTTGTAGGAACGGGTTGATGAAAGTATTGTGTAAGAATTGATGTAGCAGGACGATTACCTTGATTGCAAGCATCAGTAGAAGTTGAGTCTGCATTAACTGCTCCTAAAAACTGAGTTAATGGAGTTGGACAATTTAAAGCTATTGCCCAACCTGTACTACCACAAGGACCAATTACCTTTATTTGCATTGTTGCAGGACTAGGGTTTGGTTTTGGAATTACCATCACGCAAACACCCGGAGCGTTAGGAGTTAACAAATCTTGCTGACTTGTTATAACAATTGTTTCATTTGTGCCCGAACCTTGAAAGGCTGCTCCATTATAATTACTTACAGGCAAACTGTAAGTACCTATAATATCTCCCGGAGTTCCTCCATTACAATTTCCTTGACTTGCCTGAGAACCAACGAATGTTGGAACTTGAGGTGTTGACGATTGTAAAAGTCCTAAATTTGAACTTAGTTTATTATAAACCACACTATCGTACAGAACTTGAATACCGTCAGGTATAGATTGAGGGTTAAATGATATTACTATTGCACCTGTATCTGAACTAGTACCACCCACATCAATATCCATATAGAATATCCCTTGACCTCCACCTGCACTAATTGTAGAATCACAAGCAGTTGCACAAGATGCACAAGCTTGTTGAGGTAGTAAGTAACAAGAGTTGTTTGCTACAACTTGTTCTCTAGAAATTATTCCATCTGAATAAAATCCTGCTGCTGCACAAGTAGTCAACCCTTGGTCGTCAAAGATTGCAGTTGAGTTACTTAATGTTGTTCCGTCTATATAAAAATTTGCCATTTATTTAATTTTAAGTTGCACAACCACAACAAGATGATGAAGCATCTGCACCGTAGCATAAGTCAATTAATGTTGGTTTTCTGTAGTCATAAATTATATACAGATAATCATCTGTTATAACTGATGGCATTAAGAATGTTCCTGAATAATAGTTTGGTGCTAAAGAAGAATTTGTAGTTAATCCTGTAGAGGCTGCAATTAATGCTGCCACTGAAGAAGGAGTGTTTACATATTCTGTCGCACTCTTTAAAAATCTAAACTTATTTGAATTAGGTTCAAAAACTGCAGTATCATTTTGTAGTTTTCTAAACGCTAAAGTCATATTAGAGCCTGTAGTTGGTATAGGTCCTTGACCTTGATTACCTAAAGTAGATTGATAAAAAGAAACCACTACACTTCCTGAGCCTTGTGCAAAAGATACACCCGTAGAGTTTAAAGGAGAAACAAAAGTTCCGTCTATAAATCTATGTTCATTGTGTATTTCTAAGCCTTGTTCATTAGCACTTGATACACACACCTCAACAATAGTAATTCTTTTTGCATTAGGACAACTAACAGTAAGCAAGAATGTTGAACTACTAGATGAAGTAATTACTACTTCTAATTCATCTTGATTAATACTATTTTTAGAAACCACTAAACTTCCTGATACAGTTTGATTATTAGCACTTGTTGTCTGACCACTGTAAGTTGCATCAACATCAAAAGAACCTGTTGGTCCTTTACCTGACACTGCCCAACTAATAGTTACCGGTCCTACCGAGTCTCCTACATCAAAACATTCATCGAATGGCTCTCCTGACACAACAGTTATCTCTTGTTGAACTCCACAAGACACACAAGATTTTGGTATTGGAAGTAGTTGTTGATTTCCTGCTAAGACAAACTCATTCATATATGGGTCAAACCCACCTAGCTTTTGTTTTTCAAATTGTATGTTAAACAAGTCTCTAAACCAAGGTCTCATCCCTAATTCAGATATGTTTTGTAACGAATCATTTTGATAGCTTGTACCACTTAATTGTAACACAACTCCTCTTTTAGCATCAGTAAAAAACTTATCCGGTCCGTACTGAGCAAAGCTTTCAGGGTTATGACTAATACCGTATTCTTCTATTCTAGCTATCTGTGTTCCTAAAACTTCAGGAACATTTGTTAATAGGTTACCTGCACCTGCATCTGAAAGTAAATTCTTCCCTTGTAAAACATAAGATATTTTATCTTCTTGTAAAGTTAGGATGTCAGTTTCTCTTCCAAATAATTTTTGTATAGGTCCAAAAGATTCTTCAAGTAGTTTAAAATTCAATAACCCTGCATTGAATTCGTTTAACTTATTTATGTTTGACTCATCACCAAATATACCACTGTATGTTATATCTGCAAATCTTCTAACTTTTTCGTAATCTTGATTCTGTGTAGATGTAACTCTACTGCCCGGCTTGAAATCTAATCCTAATAGACTATCTCTAATTTTATAACTTTCTGCTCCGTTTCCAAAAGCAAAGCAATTATAAAAACCTGAACTAGCAATTGCACCTTGACCTGTGCTAAAAATTTGATTTTGAATATCAGCTAAATGTGTGCCTGCAGTTAATGCAGTGCTAACAATTGTAACATTAGCCGGATTAGAAGGAACTGTAGCAGGACTAATACTTGCTGAACCACATCTACCATTAACGGTAACTGAAGTGTCAGGTTGTACAATAACTGTTTCAGAAAAACCATCTAAGTCTATGTAGTTAAAAGCTATAGCTTCAGGCTCAGTTGAACCTACGGTTAAAACAAATTGACAAGTGTTATTGCCACTAGCAATTCTATAAGTTTTTGCTCCCTCATACCAAATATCCGGTGAAGAATCTAATGGCTCTGATTCAAATATAATAGTGTTTTCTGCTCTAAATACAGTAATACAAATTCTAGCAGATGACCTACCATTCTTTCTCCATTTAGAACTTTCACAAGCACGAGTACCTCTAGCACAAAACTTTAATTGGTTTGTAGTTGTGTTTCTAAAAAATGCATAATGATTAGTTCCTAATGATTGAGGTAAGTTTCCGGGAGAAGTTAAAAGTGTGTTGTCGTATGAGTTTTCAATATCTCCACCACTACCACCTACAAGTGAAACACCTTGGTTTAATACTGCCTGTACATTGTCCCCGTCAAACCACTCTTTAAAGTTGTCATAATCTTGAGATGATGTTAGTGTTTTTTCTAATAGGTATTCTCTTTTTTCACAATTACCATCTCCACCTCTGTATCCGTTTCTGTTAAATCTAAATTCAAAAACTATTCTAGAACCTCCCGGTATGGTATAATCAACGTGAGTATAGCTAGGGTTGTTTGCATCTGTACCTGATATATTTACAGGGTATGTTACTAATGGATAATTATCTGCACCTTTTGCAGTTGTTTGTTTACAACCAAAATCTATAATAGCGTTCTCTGTAGTTTCTACTGAAAAGTTATTGGCTTTTATTTTCATATATGTTCCTGAAGGAACAGGTATGTTTTCATCAGGGTCGTCCTCTGATGGTATCTCTATAAAGTCTTTAGTTTTAGCATCTTTATCTAAAACAGTAGCATAAACGCAATTTCTTGTGGGACCATTTGTATCTGCTTTAACTATAAATCTTTGACCCTCTGTAACCTTTTGAGAGTTTTCTGCTTCTAGTAAAAAATAAGTTTCATTAGAGTTCGGGTCTGTAAAAAATATATTACTATAAATAGTTTCGTAAGTTTCTTTATCCGGCTTCAATGCAAACTTATAAGAAGTAGCAAATGAAGGAGCAATTTGAGTAGTTGGTATATTTACATCTATTGTATTTTTAGTAGCTGAGTCTTCACAAGAAAAATGAAAAGTATTAAACTCACTAACTAAAGCAGGAGTTGTTCTGTTAAACTCATCCATATATAGTATACCAATCTCATAACTTCTATTACTGTGTAGACTAGAGCCATTACCTGATTTTTGATATTCTAAATCATTTGATAAAATAGAAAAGTATTCAGTATAGGTTTGTGTTGGTGTTGTAAGGTCATCTACATATTGTACTGCAGGAAATTGGAAGCCAATCTCTGTTGATGCAGGTGAAGACGTTATATTAATTGCTTGTTCTATAGCACTTATTCCACTCTGAAATTTTAAAATAGATAAAGTAGCATCTGAAATAGTACTAACAAAAAGAGAGTTATATTGGTCAGTTAAAGTAGTTCCTTGTGAAGAGTTAGCCATAGGCTCAATGTTTCCACCCGGTAGACTTGTTCCTATTGCTGCTAGAAATTCATCGCTTGTAGCCATTTCATATACACTAGTATATGTTTGAGTTAATAACCAACCTAATGTTATAGTTAAAGGAGGTAAGTTTTCTGTAGTTGGTGATGGTGTTGCACCTGCCCAACTGTCGTGTTGAAATGTAAATTGAAAAGTAATAAGTGCACCTTCAACTAAATCTAATCCGTTTAAGTTAAAAGTACATATAGCATCTCCAATAGTTTGACTTCCTTGAATGGTATAAGTACCATTAGATAAAGTACCATCTACTGAGTCGGGGTCAAATGTTCCTTTGTTTCCTGACAAGCTATAATCAAATCGTACAGGATTTCCATTAAAGTCTATCATATCATATCCTTCGACATAATTTCCAAACATTAATCTATTACCCATAATTGTTTGTGCTTGTGACAATCTTGGCACATTATCAAACAACCTTAGTATTTCTGATGCAGGTAAAATTGTAAAAATCTTACTACTAGAAAAAGTATATGTTACAAGTTGATTGTCTACATATCCATTATCTATCTTTGTTAGTTTTTCAATAATTTTTATGGTAGGACTATTAGCATCTTTAAACAGTAAATCAATACCTGTAACTAAAGGTCCTCCTGTGTTAAAAGTTATTTCAGCAGTATTGAAAAGATTAGTCATCCCTTCGTTTAAAAAACTATCTCCTGAAAACTGAAAGTTGTTAGGTAAAAACGCAGGAGTAGTAAATTGTGATGTTGCTGAATACTCGTCATCATCATATTTATATCTATATCCAAAACATAAAAACCTTTCTTCTAAGTAGTTTTCTTGTCCACCTGTTCTAACTAAGTTTATAGTTGGTGCTGCAGCAGGAGGTCTCTTAATAACCATTATGTCATCAAAAGCAAACCCATCTACTAAAGGAGTTCCTACAGGGTCCTCATAATTTTTTGTTACATTAATCTTTCTAGGAGGGTTTACATTATCCGTAAAGAATAACATATTTTCAATTTTATTTACCCCTGTTATAAGAAATTGTTCGTCAAAGTTTAAGGTAGTGTTTATCCCTCCCCCATCATTTACACTTTCAACGTGGTACTGAACAATGGTATTATTGGTATTATACGAAACTATTAAATCAAGCTTTCCTGTAGGACTACTTGTAAAGTTTTTATCGTGAATAAACCAATAGATAGTTTCTAATGCTCCGTCTTCAAAAACACCTATACATCTAGCTTCAGAAGAAAGATTTTCTCCTTCAAACTGAATAGTAGTTAGTTGTGTATTTCCTAACGAATTTTCTATGACTCCTATTTCTGATGACTCAGTAGAACCCATACGAACATTAGTGGCATCAACGTATTGACCATTTGGAACAAGTCGTTCATCAACCATCTTGTTCATTTTACCTGCAGTAAAATTTCTTGTTAGATTTGCCATATTACTTTAACCACTTATCTCGACCCCTTAAGTTTTGTAAAAGTCTTCCGGGATGTATGTTACTAATTCTAATTTTTGCGTTTCTCAATAATGCTGATTTACGCTTTCTTGCTCTTGTAACTACATATTCTTGTACTTGTAGTTTAGAACCTAATATTGCATACTCTATTGCTGCATAAATAAAATCTTCAAATAATTTATTTACAGTAACTAAACTATCGTTACCATTCATCATACCATCAGATACATATTCCAACACACATAACTCATCAGCCATTCCTGAACTAAAATTAATAACTCCTCCTTTAGGGTCGATTTTAAATGTGGGATTAGCATTTGCAGTTTCAGTATTAAGACCAAACCTCGCACCTATTCCATATTCAAAATACCAATTCCCATCAATGTTCCAACCCATATTTCCATTCTGACTTGAGTTAGCATTTAAGTATATTGATTGTTTTGTGCCATCTAATCTATCTCTATCAATGGTTGAATGTTGTGGCTTTAAAGCATTACCATCAATATCAAATAAAATTCTACAGTCATTGTCCTGTAAGTATGCACCTGACCAATTGGTTTGAATGTTCTCACTTAATGGCTTTAGTAATCCATTTTGATATAAAGATACTCTTACCCAATTCACATAATCAGATGGCAAGACATATCTTAAAGAATCACAAACACTAAGTTCTAATATTTTAATTTCTTTAAATGCATCATAGTTTAATTCTTGTATTGCTCTTTTTGCGTGAAACAAAATCTTAAACCTTTCCTCATTATTTACAAGACTATGATTGCCTTGATACATAAGTAGAAAATTGTTTACTATATCTTCTAAAGAAACATATTGATATGAACCCCAATTAGCATCTTCAGGAACTAGTCCTCCATTTTCATAATATTGATAATCTGTTATATATGCCATAATTATTTTTCTTCTTGATTGTTTGCTTGCTCTTCACTTCCTGCGAACTGAACTGCTTCTACTTCTCTAATTGACATACCTGCATATTGAAGAATTTTATTAATCAAATTAACTTCATCATCATTTGGTAATTCAAAATCCTGATAGTCAGATGCTGATTGGTCAAAGGCAGGTTCTCCATTCGTTAGTGTTACAAATGTCCATTTAGGTACATAAGGAAATCTAATGTATTGACAAACCACTTGCCCAACATTATTTATAGTGTCAGGAAATAACTCCCCTTGTAATCCGTTTTGTGTATAAGCAGGGTATGTAAGATTTGGTGCAGTAAGTATTGAGTTATTCAACATAGTAATTTTACTATGTGTAACTTTTTCTGCTTCTTTTATATCTGCTGCTGAATATATAATATAGTCTTTACCTATACTATCCCATACTGATGCTCCCTGAGTTGTTCTAACTATAAGTTGTGTTGCACTTAAAATTTGTCTAATTACAGTGTTATATGTAATACCACCTGTAACTGTAGCTGCTATATCTCCTACTTGTACTCCTGCAGCAATAAAATCTGCCGTACTATCAAAAACACCTACACTACCACCATTAGTTCCGGTAGTAGTTCCCTGTATTAATATCTTGTTGTAAACTAAATTTTTGTTTATTAAATAATAATCATCATTAGTTGTTGTCAACGAGGGTAAAAAATACTCATTATAACCTCCGTTATTTAACAAGGGTAATTGTCTAGAAAATGTATCAATAACTTCTTCTAGTCCTTTTGTAATATCAGCGTACCCCGTACCGGATGCACGAGCATTTTCCTTATTAATCTGATAGTTGTACGAATAAAAATAATTTTCAAATAAATCTAACTGTGCTTGTTTTGCAAATAAGTTAAAGTCTGATGGGGATATATATCCGTAATTATTTTTGTTCAGGACGGACATTACCGTCTGTCTTACTGAATTTATCATCTGTTCACTTTTACTACAAAGATAAACAAAATAAAAAGACCTCTTCAAAAATGAAGAGGTCTCTTAAAAATGTAATAAAGTTAGTTTAATTAACTAGCACCAACTGTTACTCCTGTAATAACTTCGCCTTTAGGAATCATAACTAAATGCTCAACTTTCATCCAATTAGTTTGTGCTGCAAGAATGATTGCTTGGTTAATTGCATCTGCTGATGCAACCGTTAATCCTGTTCCTACTACAGTGTAAATTGAAGCGTTGTCTGAAGAGTGAAGTTTAATTGAAGTTTCAGCTACAACACCAACAAACAAACCACCGTTGATAGGCACTTGTGCAGGTTCGAAATCTTCGATTGCAAATTGTAAATACTTGTTCATAATAATATATTTTAAAAATTAGTAAAAAACACTATCCTCGTGATAGTGACTAAGCCACAAATATACGATATTAATTTAATAAAGATTCCAAGTGTTTAAGCACTTCAATACCATCATCACTTCTCATATAAGAAGTAACTAAATCCATACCATCTTTTCCAAATGGAACATTTAATAGTTTAGATTTATTAGTCTTGGTATTAAACCATACTTCTTTTTGACTTTTTCTAAAAGATAACAAACCTTCATCAAAGAACCTTTGAACAGTTCCTTGTAGTTTTAAATCAGGGTCTTTAAGAATGTCTAAGAACTCTGCAGGATAATTTCTAGCATATACTAGTACATCTCTTTTAAGTTCAGCACTAGAGGTCCTAGAGGTGTCTGTGTTGAATAATACTCTACAGATGTTTTCTAACATCTCAATAGATAGATTTCTAGCTTCACCTAAAGCATCAGCTTCAACCATTAGGTCTTCTACTTGTTCTTCAGCATCTTTAGCTTTGTCAATCTCAATAAACTTTTTACCGTTTAAAGGGTGATAGTGTAAAAATTCTTGTAATACTTGGTCTGTTTTCGGAACATATAAAAATCCATCTTCAAAAATTACCGGAGTAAGTAAAACATTCTTGTCTTGCTCGTCTACAAATGGACTTTTTTGATTGCTTGAATACCTAAGTTCTCTGTTGATACCGTTGGTATCATCAAACCATAATAAAGGGAATCTTTGTGAGTGTCTTATTGGCAGCATAAAAGAAAGTGGTGCTGCTTCTTTGGTTAGTTTGTAACTCTTGTCTACAAACGCATTGGTCTTGTTTTTTTTCATTATAATAAAATTAGATTAAAATTAAAGTTTAAATAAAAAAGGGAGTGTCTTTGAAGACACCCCCTTAGTATTGCCTTCTTAGTTCTTAAATAAGAAGAAGTTGTTAGCACCTAAAGTACATACTGCTCTTTCAGATAAGAAGTTTACCTCCATAGCATCTAAGCTAGAAGTTTTTGCTCCACCTGCTGAACCTGTAATCCAAGTCTTGTAACGTCTGTCTTCAGTTTCTGAAGCTCTATATCTAACGTGCAAGAATGGTCTCTTAGCGTTCTTCCCTAAGATTTGGTCATATACAGAAGTAGAACCTGCAGGAACTAAAAGTCCACTTACTTTTCCACTACCTGCAACATTTGAAAGACCACCTCTCATTGTTGGGTCGTTTAGGTATTTCCAATCAGACTTGTAGAAATCATAACCTCTACGGAATCCTGTGAAACCTAAGTTTAGAGCCATTTCTTTCTCATTGTCAAATAGACCATAAGATACTCCACCTGCTGCATTAGAAGATTGTTGAGATAACATATCGTCAATGTCGAAAGAGAAATCTCTATCTACAAATACTACGTTCTCTTCAATTGCTCCTTGCTTGTCAAGTCTAGAAATAATAGAATCCCACTCTGCTAAAGTAACAGGGTTTCCTCCACCATATACATTTCCTCTTTCCTCAACAACGTAGAAGATACCATCTGAACCTTTGTTACCACCGTCAGCAAAATCTGCTTGTGAAATCACACCACCATTTGCTTCAGCCGGAACTGCTTCAATCATTGCAGTCTCAAGATAATCGTCAAAACGTAATCTTGTTTCGTGCTCAGACTTTAAATACCATAGGTATCCGTTTGCTCCGTTTTCAGTTGTAACCTCAACCCATCCAATCTGTGCCATATCAGAACCTGATACTGCATACTTATCTTTTAAGATAATTGGAGAATTTTCGAAGATGAAATCATCAGCTTCTAGAGAGTTAGCCATTCCTACTGTTCCTTTAGCAAATTCAGAACCGTAAATAAATACAGTGAATTTGTTACCTGCTGATGCCACCGGCATACCTGAAGCAGGATAGAAAGCTACTTTGAATGTTCTGTTAGCATAGTCTACTACAGTTACAAGTCCTTTTACTGAACCTCCACCTGCGTTGTCGCTAATCATTACAGTTTGACCTGTTCTAATTGCAATTGAACCTGTTGCTGCATTTACGAATGCAGGATTCAATGCATCTAGTACAGTGAATGTTGCATCGTTATCGCCTGCTGCTGCTGCTCCTGCAGTCAAGTCAACATATTTAGTATGCAATCTTCCTTGTTCTGCCCATTTAATAAGGTCAGAGTTAGATGGCATTTCTGCTCCTACCATTCTTAAGAATGAAGAAATAGTTCTGTTTCCATAACGCTCAAATTCCTTTTCATAAGTATCAGGAAGATACTGATTCAAGAAATCAAAATTAGTTATGTAGTTTGATTCCAACGGCACTCTTTGTGCACTTGGTTGTAAATCAAAACCGGGTACGTTTGATACGCTCATAATTTTAAATTTTTTAGTTTAACATTTATTTATTTTCTACTACTTCGAATCTTTAAACCTCGACCTGAGTCAGGGGATAAAGACTTGATTTGCATTCCTGATTTAGTGTTCCCAACTTCAGGAGCAGAGCGAGTCGTCATATTTATATTTTTTAACTTCTTCATCTGCTCATCTGCTGCTTGACTTTTACCTTGCTCATAAAAGAACTTGGCAAATTTATCAGGGTGCATCGCCATCGCTAGTGACCTGTGATATCCTTTTGCATCTTCCATTACACCATCTGCATCTAGAAATTTCTTTATAAAATTACTAGGGTCTAGTTGGTTCTTTTTCAATTCATCAGAATCTCCCGGTGAAAAATAAACTTTGTTGTCATCTATACTGAACTCAAAACCTTTGAACTCACTGAATACATTGTTAGTTTTTTCTGTGAACACCTCGCCCTTACGGACATTTTGTTCATTAACTGTCTTCGCTTCTGCTACATATTGCTTATAGCGTTGGTATTCTTCTGATTCACTTTCAGATGCAGCTTCCCTTCTTGACTCAAGAGGTACACTATATTGCTCTTTTTGATTCTCAAAATAATCCTTTGCTTTCGCAATAGTTTTTTTCTTTGCTAATTTGATTTTTCTAATAGCCTTCTCATCATCAACATCTTCGTCAAATGAATAGTCCTCCATTAAATCTTGAATATCATCTGCATCTAAACCTTTTTCAGTCGCAGATAAATACTCTCTTAGCAAATCGTCTGAATCCATTTCATTGTAATCCTTTTGAAGTTTTACAAAGTCTTCGAATCCTCGACCTGTTTCTTTTTTAAATTTTAGATACTTAGATACATCTTCAGGAAGAGGTTCTCTCTCTCTCTGTTTTTGTAAATCGTCAAGAGAATTAATCTCCTCACCATATCTATTACCAATATATTTTAGAACGTCTTCTTCTTTTAACTGTGAAGAGTCAGTTTTAATTTCTTCGTCAACTATAGGAGTTTCCTCTTTTAGTTCTTTCTGTTCATTATTAGACTCCTGAACTATGGGAGTTGTTTCTTGGTCAAGTTTTTCCTCGTGCTTATTAAGCAATTCTTGTTCCACTTCTTGTACAGATTTCTCCTCACCGGATACATCTAGTGCTTTTACTTTAATTTCCATATTATATTAGATTTAATTTTATACAAAGTTACACAAAATTTATTAATGATTTAGACACTATCTAGGGTTAAACTCTGCTAAGTCAAAACCATCTAAACTATCTTCATTAGATTCAAAATTAATTGGTGGAAGATTATTTCTTCTTTGATTAATCATTTTAGATTGCTCTGAGTTTGCTTGACTTATCCTAGAAGCTTTTGCATCTTCTCTTGATGTCTCTCTGCTCTGTAAAGCCTCGGCATCAATCTGTCTTAGTTGCATATTCAAATCAAATTCTTGTTGCATTAAACCTGACTTTAACTCAGCTTCTGCTTTTAACTTTTCAATTTCAAAAGCAATGTCTGCCTGTCTGTATTGCATTTTAGCCTGAACTTCCATCTGAACCTTTTGTTGATTGGCTTGAACTGCCATCTCTTGAGCCTTAAGTTGTTGTTGAGCCTGCATAGCTTGTTGTTGCATTGCCATTTTTTCTTCTCTTTCTTGCTTAGAAGTTCTTTTTAGTTTTAATAACTGATTGGCAAGTTTTAGATTTTTAATCTCTCTAACATCAATTGCATCTTCAAGATTAATATCACCTTTAGATAAAGCCATTTGTATATTCTGTTCTAGCAATTGTTTTTGCTCTTCATCCGGAGACATTTCTATAAAAATTCCAAAATCATATATATATAAGTCTGCAATGTCTCCTAGTATAGAAACATTGTACTTACCTATTTGATTTATAAACTCTTCTTTAAAGTCTGAATATTGTAAAATATCTGCAACTCTATATGTTATAGCTTCTGCAAGAGATTTATATAAGTAAATAGAACCATCCAATATGTGTCTAGTTGCAACATTAGAATTAAGTGCTGCTAGTTTCTGTAATCCAACTAATGAATTAGGGTCGGGTGAACTACCATCTCGTGCTTCGTTTAATCCCGTTACAACTCTAATTTGGTTTAGATAATGATTATAATTAGCTAATAACATCTGAGTCTTGGAATTACCTGAAGAAGATTGCAATTCTTTAATTGGAACTTTTCCTTGATTGTAATCACCTTCTTGAGTATAGCTTCTACCAATAACAGAACCTGTTTGAAAATATAATCTCAAAGCATCTTCGGGATTATAAGCATTACCTGTACCTAAATCAACTTCATTTAAACCATCTGCATCAATAAATACACCATCAGGCACAACTCTAGAAATTACTTGTTGTAATTTTAAGTGAGTTATCTGACATAAATCTGCAAAAGGAATCATCCTTCTAACTAAAGACTCTATAGAACCTTTGTACATTCTTGGTGCAACTGCAAAATAATTAGGAATAGCGTGTTGCGTAGCAGATTGTGGTCTAACCATATTCTCCATCAGTTTCCACTGTAAAAGAATATTAGTTCCCATAACCATAACTCCTTCATACCATACATCAATAGTTTTAGAAACCTTCTCGTAATTACCTTCTTCTTGCATTTCTACCGGAGGATTGAAATCATCATCCTTTTCAATCATACTTACATTGCCATTATCTTTTACTTTTCTTTTATAAACTACTTGTTTTGTAGTTTTGTAATTAAAGTACATTACAGTGGCAGTGTCTCTATAAAAAATATCGTTTTCGTAAGCCTGTGCAGTTTCATAGTAATTATACCAAGATTGAGAATACTTAGATATCTCATCCATATCCTCATTACTAAGACTAGGGTCAATCTTTTTTAACTCAATTATTGGTAAAGTTTTAATTTCTCCCCAATAAAAACAATCTTTAAAATGTGGGTCTTCTGTATAGCTATATATAATATTAGCAGGGTTGACATAAGTAACTTGTACTCCTGCTCCTTCTAAAAACTCGTGTTTAACACAAGAGATTCCACAAACAGTCAAATCATAGTCTAACTGTTTTCTAATATCATCATATTTGTTAGAAGCAAAAATCGTATTAATAGCTTCTTCTTCTGCAATCTCTATTGCAGGTTTATAATTAAGTTGCATATACAACTTAAGTTCATCATCAGATTCGGGAAGTTCGTCAGGATTTGCAGTAAAGGGATTTGCTCCTGTCTTTTGTTGTATAGTTTCAAGCAATGGCTTTGCAACCATTTGTCCTTCTATCATTTGCTGATACTTACTTCTCTTAGATTGCGATAAAGCATCCTGAGAATAAGCAGTTGCAACAAACTCTCTACTCTGCATTCCGTTAACAACAATGTCAACAAACTTAGGTAGTATCGGAACGGGAGTCCAATCTAAATTTAGATAAGATAAGTCCCCGTCAATTGCTAATTCGTTTTTGTATTTTCCTACAGATTGTTCTCCTCTTGCATATAATCGGAGTCTGTGGAAGTCTCTAAATTGATTATAATATCTGCAACTGTTTCCGTCTCTTTTGAACCACTCATACTGTATTGCTTGACCAATTTGTAAACCAAATTCGTCTGTTGCTTTTTTACTGTCTGATACAAATTGACTAGGAAATCCTGCAGATGATATATTAATGTCTATTTTCTTCATCTAATAATTTCGCTTATACTTCCCTTGTTACTATACCTTGCAAAGTTAATCTTTATTTTTGAAAGTTTTTTCTCCGGTAAATATAGGTGTTTTTGTGTAGCCATTATCGCTAAACCAGAGGATATACTTGCATCGAACTTAGTTCTATTAGTAATATCAAACCTTGCCCAATCTTCTAAGGTTCTTCCAAAAACCATATCTCCCATTTCAAGTTCATCTTTCAATCCTATATTCTCTTCTATGTAAGATTCTATGGCAGAAGCGTGTGCTTGTTTAACTGCTTCACTAGAGTTGGGAATACCTCCTAGTTCTTTTTCTGTTTTTGATAGTTTAGTATAAGACTTATCAGGTCTATTCATACAATAATGTCTATATCCTCTATTTTTAAAATGATATAATAATCTTGGTTTGTTGTTTTCAATTAAGATTGGCATTCCATAAAATACGCAAGCCATTAAAACATCTTCAAAAAATATTTCTGCAGTTTGTGGTCTTGCTATGTATTCTAAAAAAAACTCATTTGATGGAGCATCATCCATATTAAACATAGTTTTTCCGTGCAGTGCTCCGTTAGAACCACCTCCACCAACTACACCTGAAATATCATAACTATCACATCCAAAAGCACCTATGTGTTCGTTGCCCGGAAACTTCAAACCTCTCTTGTCAATTACTTTGTTTTGTAAGGCTTTACTTGGTGTCCAAGACACCATAAATCTTCCTCTAGTATTAGGACTAAAAATAACTTTGGTATCTTGTATTCCATTCTTCCAACTTAAAGAACCACGAGTAACGTGATGCTCCATAATTAAAGAATCGTTATAATCTATTTGCTGATATATTCTAGTTAAATTAAACAAAGATTGTTTGCTTTCATCTCTAAATGCGTGTGACTCTGTTCTAGGAAATTGTCTGTAATATTCATTTAAAGCATCAGGGTCATTTTTTAAAGAGTCAACTTCGTTTTGCCAATAGTCGATTGCACCGGTATAAATCATTTCATTGTCTATACCTAAGACTTCTTGCTTTGGAGTCTTTAATACAGGCATTCCATACCTATCAATAAATCCTTCCATATTTAATTCCATAGGAACGAAAAGGGAATATAACCCACTTTTAGTCTGACCATTTGCATTTCGTTGTAACACATCTGAATCATTATATAATTTTTTAAAATTCTCCCCACCTTTATCTAAAGCATTAGAGGTTGAACCCATCATACATTTACCTATAATTTTACTTCCTAAACGTAAACAAGTTTTAGTTACTCGCCAATTATTTAAGATGTTATTTGGTTTAATCCACTTACCACTCTCATCGTGAACTAATAATAATAATTTTTCACCATCATAAGAGTTATCGTCTGTGTTTTTCCAATCAATAGTTGTATCTAATCCAAACAATTCATCATTGGTTGTATCATACATATTTTTCTTTGTAATTTTTGCAGCAGGAATTCTAAAAGCTAATTCAGTTTTAGGTTTATCCATACCATCCATAATTGGTTTAAAGAAAAATGGTAATCTACTATTTATTGGAACAACTTTATCTGTAAACATTTTCTTAGCATCAGAACCTGTTTTAGATAAAATACCTACTCTAGAATCTTTTACTAATGTTCCTGTATTAACACATTCAGATGAACTCATAAATGAAAATCCTGAACGTCTTATTTTTAAATAACACATTCCAAAACTTCTTATGTCTGCTTTACAAGCTTCCCAAAAAATAAATAATAAACGATTTGCATCTCTATAGTCGGGATATCCAACGTCAATAGATGTCCATTGTAGATACATATAATGAGCACCTGTAATATATGTGGGTATTCCATTATTCATAAACCACATCCCCTGCTCTCTTCTGTCAAACTCCTCCTCTACATAATCTACCCACCTATCCTTGAATGTTGAATCCATTTCATTCCATTGGAATATAGATTGAATCTTAGATAAAACTTTAGGTAGTTCTTTTCTTTCCCAATATTGTTCTGTTTCTTTTTTGTGTCTTTGAAGACACTTATTTCCAACCGGAGGTAATGCTATTTTTAAACCTTGTATTACAATTACATCACCTATCTGACCTGTTTTAGATATAACAACAAAGTCATACTTACTATTGTACCCATATAGCCACGTTTTAGCCTTGTTCTTAGACTTTAACACACCTTTAGGTACTACACCTGTAAGTTGCTTAAATAAGCTATTTAGACCTTCTTTCTGCAAATCCTTGTTTTGTATCAGTTTTACTCGCTCCTTTCTCTAAGGATTCGATTGCTTCTCTCTCTGCTTCTATTCTACTCAATATTTCAAATGCATCAAATATTGCTAACTTCTTTGTAGCTGCTGCATTCTTTAGTTTGTCTGCTGACAAATCATCTTCCGGGTCGTGCTTTATGATTGCTTCTTTCGCTACTTTTATCAATTGCTCCACTGCCCTGTGCCCTGCTTCTATTATTTTTAATTTTATTTCTTTTGATTTCATTTTTAATCTTTTTGCTAAATTTATTATTGATGAATTCTTCTTCATCCATCCAATCCCATTCTCTTCCGTTATTCATAATAACTTCTTAGGTCCGTATGGTGTCTGTAATTAACAACAATCTCCTCATCCAACTCTATATCATTCTCTGCAATTAAAATCATATTATTGTTTTCCTTAAAATAATAAAATTTTGCGTTATTATTTTTAGCGTGATTTGTATACCTACCGGCTAAGGTTCTGCATCCATCAACCATCCCATATCCAATAACATCACCTTTAGCAAAATCTTGTATGGCTATAATTCCATATCCCTCTATTTCAGAGTCTCTAACTTCATATTTATAATCTCCAAAATCAATAACAGGTCCTGCTAACTTTTCAAACTCTTCAGAATCTATATAATTATTTATAGTTTCTAAATCTACATTTTGTTCTTTTATAAATTTTTCAAAATCAGTCATTATATTTCTTTTAAAAAACAAACTTGTATTAATCTAGCTTCATCTGCAAATCCAAAATTATCAAAAATGTTTCTTGAATGATACAAGTGAGATGGAAAAACAATCAATCTATTATACCTTGAGCGTAGTATACAACTTTTAAATCCTTTATAATATAATGTAGTTCCATCTTCTTCAGGATGGTTTTTACTTAAATAAAGTATTGCAGTTAAATCACCCATCATATCATCTGTATGAATCCAATTTGGCTCTACTTGATTTTTAGGTGACCTTCTTACAAAATTTAAAACTGCTTTGTGTATAGGATAATAACCTTTTAAAATTTCTACTAAATCATCTTCAGGTCTAACTTGAATGTTTTTAAACAAACCTTCCTCAAGCTGAACATCTTCAAAACCAAAGTTATGTATGTCTTCTACATACCTATCTACATTTGTTATTACATCTTCATATATACCTATATTCATAGCTTTATAGTTATTTGATGGTCATACATTCTATATAGTTTTTCTCCATCAAAATCAAACTCGTACTCACTATGAGGTTGAAATGAAACTCTATCTCCTGAAACTAATCCTTGTTTTTTTAGATAAGAATTCAAATGAACCATTTCACCTATCAAAGGCTCTTCGCTTAATGGTTTATATATATAACTTTCTTCTACAGGAACCGGCTTTACAAAACAAAATCTTCCTACACTATTCCATTTTCCTTTACTTTTATAAGCAAAATATTGGTCGGGTTCTATAAAAAATAAGTTGTCTTTAAAATAACTTTTACCACTTTGTTGTCTTCCCTTAATATCATTATAATATTTAAAAACATTATGATGTACTAACAAAATATCTCCCACCTGTATTGGACCTTTATATCCTAGGGGGAGTTCTATGACCTCAGCGTGTCTGTTGGAAAAGCTTGAATCTTCTTGGGAGGTACTAACTATAAAGTCAATACCTCCTATGTCTTTTGTATTATTGTACCTTTTACCTGTAACAGGTTTGGCAATAAACGCAAATGGTGATTTCATAATTTAATTTACGAGCCACAACCAATACAATCTATATGTGAATCTGTAGGTTTAACTCCATTTAATTTCATTTCAATTCTGTGTATCTCATCAGCATACATCAATTCTTCTTCAAAAGTTTTTGCTAACTCTTTCTTCATTTTTACAATCTCCAACCACTGAAGATTATCTTTTACATTATGGTCTTCCATAAACTATTTTTTTACTTTACTATATACGCTATTAGCAATTTGCTTATTAGATGGCAATCCTAGTTTTTCAGGCTTTCCATTCATTTTGTTACTAGCTGCAGTAAAATAAGGTTTTAGTGTCTTGCTCATAATTAAAAGTTTATATTATACTCTATTGATATCGGCATAGTATCACTAAACTCTTTCCACATTCTAATTCCTACTTCATCCTCAATGTAAATAACTATTGAATCTCTGTCTGCATCATACTTAATTAAGTGAATTGTAAAGCTTCCGTTCAGTACTTGTTGACCAACGATATAGTGCATTGCTCCTGATTTGTAATCAGGTCCAACTGATATTTTTCTTATGTCCATTATACAGGGTATATTCTAAGTTCAAAGTTTCCTTGTAATATATCACCTTGTGCATTTTGAAAGTCTCTATCAAGCTTGTTAAGCGTAACAATAGTTGAGTTATCATAGCCTGCAAAAAATGCTTCTATTTTATTTTCTTTAGTTCCACCATTTCCATTTACAAGAACTAAAACATTAGCACCCATATTTCCGGAACTAGTAATAGAGATTGTTCCATTTGAATTATTAGTCCACAAAAAAGTAAAAGTTGTAGTATTATTTAATTCTCTTAAGGTAAATGTGTTGCCCGAAAGAGTCCACATTGCTTCATAACTAGTGTAAGGTAAAGCACCTCCACTAGCTGCTTTCCATTCGGTTTGTACCTCTGTACCTGTAATAGACTTAACTCCTAATACTTGAGTAGTTGCAGTTGCGACTGTTTGAGGTAAATGAATCTCTTGTTTCACACCACTGCTTGGTCCACATATTGAAATTATTTCAGGTGTACCTTTAGATGTTCCCGTTTCTATTTCAACCTTACCACCATAAGTACTTCCGTTACCTTCAATTCTTAGAATACCTCCAAGATTTGTAGGATTAGCATTCTGCCCTAACGTAAGCATACAGGTTGTTTTATCAAAAGTAAAGCCTGTATAAGCAGAAAAATTAGTTCCATCATTAAACTGAACGCTACCTGCTACACCGGCAGGAGCAGTTGAGCCACCTGCATAATTAGGAACATTTAAAGTGTTAGTAGAAGAATCATAAGTTGCTGCACCACTTGAACCGGTTGTGGTCAGAGTAGTCATAGCATCAAAATTCTTTAACTCCCCTGCACCATTTATATACTGACCAATTACTCCTTTAAAATCTAATTCTATTCTCGGAGTAGTAGAAGAGTCAAATACTCTTAAGTCTATAGCATCTGCAGGTGTTGGGTTAACTACAACTGAAACATCAGTAACTGTTCCACCACCTCCACCTGAAGGGTTGTCCCAAACTAATTCCCAAGGAGAAGATGTTGCACTACTTTTTACTGCTAGTATTTGATTAGCAGTAGGTTCGTTACCCGGTAAAGCTATGTCATAGTCCACGGATTTTTCCATTGAACCCGGACCTATAATTCCAACATAGTTACTACTTGAAACTGCATCATACCAACGAACAGAGCCAAACTGATTTTGGTCTCCTGCACCGTTGAATAGATTAACTATACCTGCTATACTTCCACCCTTTCCTATACTTCCATTACCTAAATCCAAAGTTTTAGATGTTGGATTAGAAATTAGATAATCGTAAGCAGCGAAAGAACCTGCTACATTTACTTGTATACCGTTTAGAGGGTCACCGGGTGCTCCTCCACTAATCCCTGAACCATCAATATTAATAGTGTTTCCAACTGCAGTAATAGTAATTCCACCTTTTCCAAACAAATCAATAGCCGGTCCTGTTGCTCCATCTATAGAGGTAATACCTCCTGCTGATGCAGTGGAAGAAATAACTATTTCATTTTTTGTAGTATCTACTGCTAAACCGATATTGGTTCCTGCAGATAAATTGACTGCACCTGTTAAAGTATTTAACGACTGAACACTTAAGCTACCACCCGGAACCATTGCAATGATATCACCTATCTTATAATTTTTAGTGATTAAATCATTTTCTACATCTGTTCCTATTACTTTATCTTCTAAAGTAGGTGTTGCATCTATTGCATAAGTAGCTATTCTTGCCATTGTTATTCTTTTATTTTTTCTTTAGCACTAACAACTCCTGTTTCTAAATCAATCTTATTGTCCTTACCATACTTTTTTGTAAGAGTTCCCTCTACATCTGCATAGTTTTTCTTTAAGTCTTCTATTTGTAAAAACACTTGTTGTTTAGTTAACTCGGCATCTCCAAGTTTTATCTTTAATTGGTTAAACGTGCTCAACATTGATTGAACCTGAATCAACTCTTCTTTAGTGATTTTTGTTTCTTTTTTACTCATTTTATTTGATTTTATTTATTATTAATTACAAAGATAGTAAAATTTGATTTATTAGATTATCCCTTTATTAAATTAGGTAATTCACCATCAATTAAACCGGGGTCTCTTCCGGGTAAGTCACCTTCTCCTACACGAAGACACAACTGTAAACTAAAGTTTGAGCCATCAGCTAATTGGAATGTAGCACATCCACCTTTAGAATCAACGTCTATTCTTGATATTGTAGTGTCTTTATTGCCATCTAGAGATACAGGAAACTGTGGTCCGGCAGGACCCTGACTTCCGGTGTTACCCTGAATACCCTGAGCACCCTGACTTCCTGTTGCTCCTGTTGCTCCACGAGCACCTGCTGCTCCATTAGTTCCGTTTGTTCCGTTTGCACCTGCTGCACCCGTATCACCTTTTGTACCTTGTGGTCCCTGAGAACCTGTACTTCCTTTGTCTCCTGCAGGTCCCTGACTTCCTGTTGCTCCGGGATTTCCTTGAGGTCCCTGACTTCCGGTTCCTCCGGTGTCTCCTTGGTCACCTTTTGGACCCTGTGAACCTGTACTTCCGGTTGCTCCACGAGCACCATCACTTCCATTTTTCCCATCATTACCGGGTTCTCCTTGAGGACCCTGTGAACCGGTACTTCCGGTTGCTCCTCTGTCTCCTTGGACACCTTGAATACCTTGTGCACCTGTCCCTCCGGTATCTCCCTTAGCACCGGCTGCACCGGCTGCTCCATCTTTACCGGGTGCTCCGTCATTTCCATCTTTACCGGCTGCTCCGGCTGCTCCTGTTCCACCTTGTGGACCTTGTGAGCCTGTATCACCTTTTGCACCTTGTGCTCCTGTTCCTCCGGTATCTCCTTTAACACCTTGGATTCCCTGACCACCTGTTTCACCTTGTTCTCCTTGTTCTCCTTGAGGTCCTTGTCCACCGGTTGCTCCTCTTATTCCTTGGTCACCTTGGTCACCTTGGTCACCTTTTGGTCCTTGTGACCCTGTACTTCCGGTGTCACCTTTAGGTCCTGTTGAGGTAGGTAATGTAACTGAGTTTCCTCCTTCAATACTTAATGTTGTACCTGATATTGAAAGGTCTTGCCTGTCTGTACAAATAGTAATAGATGATGCTTCTTCATCATAGGTTACACTTGTTCCTTCACATCCTGTTAGTGTTATAGTATCACTGTTACTTTGTGCTCTAATTCGTGATTTACCATCTGTTATAGTCTTAAATATAGCTTGAGATGAACCTCTATCAGAGTTTGTTATTGTTACTGCTCCTGATGTTCCACCACCACTAATACCTGTTCCTGCTCCAACTGAAGTAATATCACCTGTATTAGTTGTGTACCCTGCTCCGTTGGTTATTTGGTTGTTATTAGTTACGTTAGTTGCTCCATCAGCTACATTAAGACTTGACCTAACTTGTGCCATTGTAGAAGGTCTAACATAGTTGTTACTTGCAGTATCCACCTGAGTCATTATAAACCCTATAGATGCATTAGTAGTGTCATACTCACTTCTAATTAATCTAACATTAAGGTCTCCTGATGCATCTCGTTTTGCAATAGTGTTTCCTGTAGAAGCAGTTGAACTTGTAACATTTAATGTAACATCTCCTGCTACACCACCACCTGTTAAGTCTGTTCCTGCAGTTACTTTTGTAATATCACCAACTGATGAATTGTCTACTTTCTGCCAAGCATCTGTAGCTAAGTCTGAAAATACTGCCCAATCACCAAGTTGCCAATCTGTAATTCCATCTAAATTAGTACCACCTGCTTTTGAAACTATATAATATTCTCCCGGTGTTCCCTTTCCACTTGTTAATGCAGGGTTGTTACTTGCTGCATCCCAAGTTCCTATATACTTTAATACTCCTGTTACTGCAGTATTAATTGCAGTTTGTATCTGTGCTCCTGTTGCTAAATTAGTAGAAGAAGAAGTTACTGTTCCTGTGTTAGGTGTTAATGTTACGGAAGTAGTACCACTTTTAGTTAATGTATTTGTATTACCTGAACTTATCCCTGTAATACCTGAACTTGTAACATAACCTGAATTATTAGTCCATTGGCTTATGTTACCACCTTTGTTAGTAAATGTTTGAGAGTTACTAGCAGTAGTTGTTCCGGTGTTAGTGGTATAACCTGCACTGTTTGCAATATTTTTATTGTCTAACGCAATGTTAGCAGTACCATTAAAAGATACTCCTGCTATTGTTCTAGCAGTTTGAAGTTTTGTTGCACTTCCTGCATTACCTGTAATTGTAGTTTGAACAATATTAGGTGCAGTATTTGCGAATACAGTTCCTGTCAATGAAAGACCTGACCCTGCAGTATATTGTGTGTTATTATCTGTGGTCTTATAACCTGAGTCATTAGTCCACTGACTAATATTTCCTGACTTGTTTGTTAATTCTTGTGTTCCTGTTTTTGTAACTACGGTAGAATCTATTGCAATATTGTTTGCATTAGCAGTTATACCTGTGCTACCAATTACATTTAAAGTAACTGAACCTGAAGAACCACCACCGGTCATTCCTGTTCCTGCAGTTACTCCTGTAATATCTCCTTGAGGTATTGACGGGAAAGTTTGTAAATCACCTGCTCCATCAATATATTCTTTAGCATCTCCTGCCATTGTAATGGCTAAAGTTCCTGAAGTATTTACAGGTGAACCACTTACAGTAAATGCATTACCTCCGTGAGTTTGACTTACTGCCTTTACTGTTCCTGTGTTATTTGTAAATCCTGATGGATTTGCATCGCTATAAGGAGTAAATCCTAAGCCTGTTGTAATCTGTGCACTTGTAAGTGATAATGAACCACCAAGAGTTATATTTCCACTTGTGGTAACTGTTCCTGATAGTGTTATTCCACTTACAGAGCCTGTTGTTCCAACAGATGTTACTGTTCCTGTATTAGAAGTCTTAGCATTAAAGTTTGACCAATCTGTTGAGGTCAATGCTCCTGTTGCAGTTTTCGATGCAGTTGCAATTCCTATTGTAACATTACCTGATGTTCCACCTCCTGTTATAGGTGATGTAACACCAACTCCTGTAATATCTCCTTGTGTAGAACTATTAACCGTAACTGAACCTGTCTTAGAGTCAGTAGTTAATGTAACATTTGTACCTCCTATTAAATTTAATGTATCATTATTTGAAGCAGCCGTCAATGTTGTTTGCCCTGATACTGTAATGTTTTTATATATAGCCTGAGATGAACCCTTATCTGCATTAGTAAGAGTTATTGTTTCGGCTGATGATTGATTAGTTGTAAACGCTGCACCACCTGACATACCTGAACCTGCACTAATTGATATAGTAGCATTATTGGCTGCTGAAGGTATTGTTGTGCTATTAAATGCATTGCTACCAAAAGTAAAAGTTTGGTCAGTTGCTCCTGAAACACTATAAGTTAATACATTACCTGCTTTTGTAATTCCATTTAAAAAGTAATTAGGTGCTGAGGTTAGGTATCTACCATCTAAATCAACTGTAATATCTGTTAAGCCTGAACGACCTAAAGTTAATACTCCGTCTGATGTATCAAACGCTGCACTATCTAAATAATTATTAGAACCTGCATCTGTAATATATCCGGAGTCATTAGTCCACTGACTTATGTTTCCTCCTTTATTTGTAAATGTCTGAGCATTAGAAGCAGTTGTAGTACCGGTATTAGTGGTATAACCTTTATCATTTGCCCACTGATTGTTTGAACCACTCTTATTAGTAAATGTTTGAGTATTACTAGCCGTTGTAGTTCCTGTATTAGTGGTATAGCCTGCACCATTAGCTAACTGTTTGTTGTCAGTTATACTATTGGTAAACGTAATTGTTTTAGATGCAGATTGGTTTAACGTAAAGGTTGACCCTCCCGATAATCCCGTTCCTGCTGCTAATGTTATAGTAGCGTTACTAACAGTTGGTAGGGAGCCGGAAGTTATGTATCCGGCTCCATTTAGCAACTGATTATTATTCGTAGGTATTGTTTGATTAGAAAAAGCTGCAGTACCTAAGCTAACACCGTCTATAGACATTGAACCCTCTACGTTAATAGGCTCTAAAAATTGAATTGTATTCGCCATTCTATAGTTTGTATGTTAAAATTTTATGCTCCTATTTTCTGAATCATATAAGTGTAAGGTTCTGTTTCTCCACCTGCTGCTTTACCAATGTTTAGAGTTACTGTATTTACGTCTGTTCTAACAACTCCTACATTAATGGTTTCGCCTGTAGCTATTTCATAACACTGAACCATAACATTTGTTGATTTAAAGTTATGTGCAATTGCAGTAGACTTTAATTTTCCAAAATTTCCTACAACTTCTCTGTCAGTATCTGCAACACAAGCCTTAACCTCTGCACAGAAACTAGTAACTTGACTAGCTGCTATTGCAATGTCTTGGTCTGACAATGAAGTTACGATACCTTTAGCATCAACTGTTATTGAAGCTGATTTACTTGCACTACCTTTCGTAGCTGCAGTTACTCCTGAATCTGCTAAACTAACTGCTCCTCCTGAAACTGCTAGTCCTCCATTTGTTGGGAAGTTTGCAATACCTAATACTGTGGCAGTTGCTACTCCAACATTATTCTGAACTACTGTCCAACTAGCTAATGCTGCTGCATTGTCTACTTCAGCAATAAGCAAATCTCCATCTTCTACTGCTTCTCCGTAGAATGTACCTGCTGCAGTAACTGCATAAGTCCATCCTTTTAAAACTGCGATTGGAACTGCTCCTCCTCTATTATCTAGTACAGGTGTATTATTTGCTGCATCATATCCTCCTTGGAAGATTAATGCTCCTGAACCTGAAGCTACTAAATCAACATAAGCTTTAGAAGCTGCATCATCTGCTGCTGCCGGTGTTGATGCAATTTTAGTAACCTGCTTACCTCCCATATTAATGTCGGCAGTTGCAGCAGCTAAATGTGATAGTGGTATAGTATTAATTGCAACTAATTGTTGTACTTGTTTTTCTGAACCAAACACACCTGCTAGTTTGTCTGCTGCTGCAGGTGATGCAATTGTACCTAGTTCACCTAATGCAAGTGTAATCTCTGATGTTGCAACCTTTGAATTTACAGATGTCACAGTGGTAATACCTTCACCACCTGCCATATCTACGGTAATTCCGTCAGAAATTGTTTGATTAGTTCCTGAATCTGATTGTAGAGTCCAAGATGACATTGTACCGGACTTGTTAGTTGATGTTGCCGTTACGACTCCACCTGACCTTGTAAATGTAATTCCACCTGCTCCTATAAAGTCAACAACGTCTCCTGTTCCAATATTTAAACCTGCTCCTGCCTCTGTTTCTACTTTTAAGTTCCATCCTGCATATCCTGCCGGCACTGATGCCCAAGTTCCATCCCCTTTTAGGTATTTAACATTGTCTGCTGCTGCCGGTGCAGGTACTGCACCCTTGGTTCCTGCACTTGTTCCGTCTGCTCCGGTAAAATCACTTATTCCAATTTCAGGTGAGTTTCCTCCGGATGACGTAATTGGTGCTGCTCCTGTTACTCCTGTAACTGTACCACCCCCTGCTGCTGCAGAAATCTGTGATATTGTTACTTTCTTTATATCTTTACCTTCATTAATACTTACCATTAATGAATCGGCTCCAACTAACACATCAGCCTTTCCGTCTACTTGTGCTTCAATAAGGTTGTCTGTTCCTGAAACGATAGGTGATACTGTTGCTACACCTGACTTAGTGTTAGCAATCAAACCTGTTGACCCTGCTACACTATCAATGTTACCTGTTCCATCTAATACAATCCACTTTGCACCATCGTTATAGTTAAAGGTGTTAGTTCCTGTATTAAAAATAAATTGACCTGCATAGGAATTAACCTGTGAAGGATTTGATGCTAATGATTGTGCAGCGACATTTTGAATTTCTAATCCGGTTAAGTCAATTGCATCTAAAAATTTTATTGCCATAATTTCTCTTTTTTATTAATTAATTTAAAAATGCTTGACCTGAAAAGGCATTCGCAAATGTTATTGTTATGTTACTCTTACTTATATAATCTACGCTTCCGTAAACTGTTTCTCCTGCTGAATCAACAACAGACACTGATGCGAATTTATCTAAGCTATGAGTTATATCCCATACTTTCGCTGCCGTTCCTTGATTAAATATTTCTGTTTTATCTCCTCCTGCTGCATTTACATCGTACTGCAACAAAGATATGAAATAATCTTTAGTGTTTTCAAGACTACCATTCCCTGTAACATAGGTTAAGCCTATACTGTAAAAAGGAGTTGTAGTTTTTTGTGAAGATGAATCCCATTTAAAAATACCAAAGGTACTTACGTCAGTTACATCACTAATTAGTACATAAGAGCCTATTAAAGGGTTTGTATAAAAGTTAGAAATATCATTAGTCTTTCCAAAAGAAGCATACCTTAAAGAGAATGCACTAAAAACTAATGCGTTTATTGCAGAAAAATCTAAATTCCCTGCAGTATCTGCTTCTAAACTTATCGAACCTTTTTTTCTAGTAATGTCTGTGGCACTTGCTTGATACTTAAATCTTAATGTTTGAGAATCTATTGCTGCATTAAAATTTAACCACTCCACAACACTTTCCAAAGAGAAATTTTTGGTTGCCATATTATTATTTGCATCCGAACCAATCCACTTGTCTTGTGGGTTTAAGTTATTATCTATTGGATATGTGCTTATTCTTGCCATTTACTTGAGTTATTTTATATCCTACAAAGGTAAAGAAAATATTTGACGATTATTTTTTAGTCTCCGAATAAGAATTCATCATTTTTTCTCCTGTACGTCCTATAACATATCCACCTATACCTATTTGTAAAAGATTCCAAAACTCATTTTCTAGTTCAGGAATAGTTAACCCAAATACAGGTGCTAAAAATTTTACATAGATAACTATAAAACCAAAAGCTAACATTAAAATTGGTCTCCAACTTCTTTGAAGCCAATTACCTTTTGCTTCAGTAACTATGATTTCAGTTTGCATCTTTTGTAGTTCTAATTGTTTTTGAACTAAAATCTGCTTTATAACATTTTCTGCTTTTATTTTCTCTTCTTTAGATGTGAAGAGATTATCGAGACCTCCGAGTAAATCTTTTACTACGCTGCCTCCGAACCAATCAATTATTTTTTTCATATTCCATTTCGCTTATATAGCAATACTCTTCAGTAGCATCAAAGCTAGGACAAGCTTTGTTGGCAAAATCTCTATGACCGTGCACGATACTTTCTGTGTGTATGGCTTTTAATGTTAAAAGTAGAGCATCTAAACTTTCTATTTGTTTAGCAGTCCTTGTATCTTTTGGTGTTTTGCCGTCTTGTTCTACCCCCCCTATATAACAAATTCCCAAACTGCTTTTATTGTATTGTCTACAATGAGCACCGGGAACATTATCTTCTCTTCCTTTTTTTATACTACCATCTAGATAGATGATATAGTGGTATCCAACATCTCTCCATCCACGACCACTAACGTGCCAATCTCTTATAGTATCTATTGTAATATGCTGACCTTCTCTAGTAGCAGAACAATGAACTATAAGTTTATCAATCTTCATTTTTTTTAGAATTTTTGTTTAACAACCACCATCGTTGGGCAGTGTAACCAATACTGAAAACAAGAAGCGTGATTTTTAAAATCATATCGATATGCGACATTGATATCGCAAGGGCACTTACATTTAGTAAGTACATTTTAATGTCTCCCATCCAATTATTCACCATCTGTATAATTGTACACTATATTCACCTTATCTCCTAATGTAGAAGTTGTTGTCCAATATTCTTTCATATTCTAATTGTTATCCCGATTGTTAATGTTTTCATATTACCAAAGTGCTACTATATCTTTTGCTGCAGTACCTGTACTCCAAATTTTCTTTACTTGAACAGGAAAGAATCCTACAGGAACACTTTTAAATACAACCTTTTCATCTCCTGTAATAGTATCTAATGTTAAATCACCTGAAGTACCTATATATAAAACACAACCATTGTTTGCATCTTGATAGTTTGTAACGGAACTTGCAGAGTATAAAATGTAATCTTCTTGACCACCTACATTTAAAAAGATGTTAGCATTAAGTTTTAATGTTACACTATCAACTACATCAAGAACAGTAGCAGCAGCACCCGTTGTCATATTGTATACTATATCACCGGCATAAGCAGTCTTAGTAAAAGCTGCTCCGGCTTCTGCGATTAATTGGTTTGGTGCAATTGAATCACTCTTACCTTTTGAGGCTACAGATGTATAAGGAATGTTTGCGTTGTCGGATGGCAATATGTTTAAAGCCTGATATCCTTGTGTTTTTTGATATGCCATATTATTTATTATTTATAAGGTACTGCTTTGTTCAGTGCCTCTTTTCTTTTTGAGCAACCACATTCGGTTCCTGTTACCTCTGCCACTTTGTCAACAACGGCTTTTATCCCCGTTGCTTTAGTGATTTTTTCTATTGTATCACCTAAACCTTTTGACTTATAGGTAAACTCAGCTTTCATTATTTACAGGTACATAGTTTATTAGGACAGTCTTCAACTTTAAACATAGCTTTTGCTACGAGCCAATTCCATCCACATTGAAACTTACACCAAACAGATTGCATCCACAAACCGATTTTTACTAAAAGTCGTCCCATTAAAAGTTATGTTTTACAACTTTTAAATTGTTGTGATGATAGCATCCTTGTGCAGAACCACTGTTTCCTGAGTAAGCTTTTTTACCCATTGCCTTTTCCATTCCTTTAGACTCGTTTCTACGAGACTTAAGTGATTGAGATTTTTTTCCGTTTCTTGCTCCTAATGACTCATCGAGTCTAGAGTTATATCCTTGTGCCATTGTTTATGTTTTACAATTATTTATTTTACAAATATACAAATATTTTTTTTCTATTTTCTTGACTTGGCTCCTGAACACTTCCAACGCTTTCTTGATAAATTGTTTGGTGTGTTAGGGTCGTTTCTTTTTTTAGCTGATAATCTTTTTTTAATACCTAAGCTTCTAGCACAATAGCTATCACCTTTAGATGTTCCCGGTCTTACTCTAGGTCCACCTCCTTTAGCTTTGCCTGCTTGACCATAGCTAACTTTTTTACCACTAGCAGTAATCTTAACCTTAGCCTTACCTCTTCTAGGTTTTGACATTCTAGTTTTACCTGCCATTACTTTTTCTTCTTTGGCTTTGTATTTGAGTAACCTGCTTTTTTCAATGCATTATGTTGTGCCATTGTTTGTGCCACTTTTACCCTGCCTGACTTATTGTACATATTATGTACTGTGAATTTTTTTGCCATTACTTTTTATTTTTAGGTAGTGATTTAATTTTTCCATTTGTTGTTCTTGCATACCTATGTGTTTTGGTTTCCTTACTTGGTATTAATGTACCACTATAAGATTTACCTCCCCACTTCCAAGTTACCTTTCTTCCTGCCATAATTATGAGAGTCTATTGTTTTTTTTCTTTAACCTTCTTTTTTTATTGACTTTAGATAGCATAGACCCACCAAAGGCTAGTATACTATTCCTTTTACCGGGAGTTGTATTGTTAGTTGTGGTTGGTTTTGTTTTTGGTTTTTTTACCGGAGGAGGAGGAGGTGTAGTTGTAGTTGTTTTTTTCTTCTTATTAAGATTAGCAACAGTACCTGTACTAGCAGTTCCATCCTTATAAACATTACTGTCTTTTTGTTCGTTCTGTCTTTTTTTCTTAGCTTTCGCTTGACAGTCTTTTAACTTTTGTCCGGTAAGTCCTTTGCAACTCATTGTCTATTTGTTTTGTTATCTTTGTTACAAAGATATTAAATTTAATTGAATGGTAGATTATCTAAAATATTGGAGAGTAATCCGTTATTTTATCAAACAAAAATATGGCTTAACTCAAGCTGAGTTAGAGATGCTTCTCTTCTTGAGAAGTGAAAAATATTTTTCTAAAGATGACTTTGATGAGTTTGATGAATTGCTTAGTTGGAACAAAAATAGATTTGAAAAACTAAGACAAGAAGGATGGATTGAAGTGTTTAGAAAAAAAGAAGGTAAGCGTAGGGTTGTATATCAATTGTCATACAAAGCACAAAGAATGATAACAACCTTGTATAAAAAATTAGAGGGCGAAGAAATACCTGAAAGTAAATCTTCAAACCCTCTGTTCTTAAAAAACGTAAGCTATACCGATAAAGTATATAGAAACTTTATATTAAAGTTGAATCAATCTATTCGACAACTACAACATCTCTCTCAGAGATAACAGTGTATTGTTGTTCTTTAATAATCATAGTGTATCCTGCTCTAGTATCATAATAGATTATATCACCTGAATCAATTACCGTTACATCTGTTCCGGGTTTTATTACTTCAGCTTTTTTATACCTAATGTCTTTTACATCATCAGCAGAAAGTAATAAGCCTGATTCAGTCTTAACTTCTTCTTTAATTTGTTTTACTAGAATATATTTTCCTATTGGTTTCATTTGTCTTCGTATGTTCTTGCCATAGTAATGATAGCGTTAGTAGATAATAGAGTAACTGCAACCGACACTGCGTTTTGTAAAGCACATCTTGTTACTTTTAATGGGTCTATAATACCCATCTTGTACATATTGCCATACACACCTGCCTTAACATCATAGCCTTGGTCTGCAAGTACTAAGTTTTGACCTGTAATTTCTTGTGGGTCTTTCCCTGCGTTTCTTATAATTTGATAGATTGGTGCTTTTAATGCTTCGTGCATCATATATAAAGCCATTCCTTTAGCACCTTCTTTTAACACAGGCATTTTAGTTCCTTCATTGAATAAAGCAAGTCCACCTCCCACAACTATTCCTTCTTCTAAAGCTGAACGTACTGCACATACTGCATCGTCAACTCTATCATATAGTTCTTTTTGTTCTAGGTCTGTATTACCTCCCACATATATTACACCTACACCACCATTTAAGGAAGCTATACGACTTAATATAAACTCTTTATCTTCTTTTTGCTTAGTGTTTTCTAAAGCTTCTCTTAATTCAGATACTCTTTCCTTTACCAACAAGACATCTTCCTCGACATCTTTTATAATAACAGTAGAGGCACGACCAACTATAACTTTAGAGCAATGACCTAAATCTCTTTCTGTCATTAAACTCAAATCATCTCCTGTTTTCTCAGAGAAATATGTTGCACCTAAACTAATTGCAATGTCCTGCATTAACTCGTGAGACTTATATCCAAACGATGGGACACCAATGCAACATACCTTTAACCCGTTTTTCATAACATTGGCTGCTAATGTATTAACTACATTGCTTGATACCGGTGCTATGATAAGTAGTTTCTTATGGTCTTGTATAATAGGCTTTAATACATTTTCAATGTTTAATAGGTTTTCTATTGGAGCATCACATACCAATACATAGCAATCCTCTAAAACACATTCATCTTTCTTTTGGTCATTAACAAACAAAGGAGATTCATAACCTCTTTCAATTTTTAATCCGTTTGTAGTTTCATAATAAGTCTTAGAAGTCTCAGACTTGTCAACTGCAACGATACCGTCCTTACCAACCTTTTCATAAACCTTTGCGATTATATCGCCAATGAAAGAATCATTGTTTGCAGAAATAGATGCTACGTTCTTTAGTGTCTTTGAAGACACTTTTTTAGAATGCTTCTTTAAGTTCTTTACTACCTCATCAGTTAGTGTGACAAGTTCTCTAAGTACCTCTGTCTTATTTTCGTCTAAATCCCTACCTGCGTTGACTAACGCTTCGGTTAAAACAATTGCAGTTGTTGTTCCATCTCCTGCTTGTGTTGCAGTTCTATCGGCTGCCTCTTTCATTATTCTTACTGCTAAGTTCTCTACAGGGTCTAACAATGAAACAGATTTAGCTACAGTTACTCCATCTTTGGTAACCGTGATTCCGTGTGTGTGCTGAGGTGATTCTATTAAGACTGTTTGTCCTGCAGGTCCAAGTGTTGACTTAACTGCTTTTGCTATTGTTTCTATTCCGTTATAAAGCTTACTTCTTCCGGATTTGTCAAACAATAAATTCTTAGGTGTGTATCCTATTTCCGACATATTATATTTAATTAAAGTTTGAACAAAGATACACATTTTAATTATCTTAGCCTTATGGACTATAACTCTAATTTTGAATACGACCTTGAACTTGGTAAAGTAAAAGAAAAAGAACTATATGAAATTTTCTCATATAAAAAGATTGAAGTAAAAACTGACTTCAAAGCAAATGAAACAGGTAATGTATTTATTGAATATGAAAGCCGAGGGAAAAAAAGTGGTATAGCTACAAGCCTAGCAGATTATTATTGTATTGCTATTGAGAATTCATTTCATATAATGAAGCCTGAACTGTTAAAGGAAAAATGCAGGAAGTATTTAGGAACTAAAAGAGATGTCCTTGGTGGAGACAACAATACATCTAAAGGAATATTATTACCGGTTATTGAACTTGTTTAACTATAGTCTAAATCGTAATGTTAGAATTACGCTATTCACTGCTCCTATACTACTACTACTAATATACTACTGCAAATAAATCGTTACGGAAAGTTTGCTTTTGAAATTAACATAATCAACATTCTTATTTTATTATTCTAATTATCAGACTATTAACTTTTTAATAATTAACATAATATTAAAATCTATATGTTGTTTTATAACATTCTTCTATATTGGAATAGAAAAGTATTGAACGATTAATATATTTAGACGAGAATTAATCAGAATATCTCTGACGATAATTAGACGGGAAATGCACCTATAGCTTAATTGGATAAAGCAACTGCCTTCTAAGCAGTAGAGTCTAGGTTCGATTCCTAGTAGGTGTACAAAAAAAAGGGACGGTAATCAGCCGTCCCTTATCAATCAAATCAAATCAACTAAAATCTACATTCTGTAGAAACCTTTTCTGCCTTCAGCTAGTTCGATTCCGTCAGCAATCATATCTACCTTCTTTGCTCTATGCATCATCTTTCTAACTCGTGATGCCTGTTCTAATCCTGACACACCTTGAGGTCTGTCATTTATAAGGCGACCCTTCTCAACTCGAAGTCCACCCATACTTTGATATTTCATTTCCATATCTAAATCTTTTTGTTATACGACAAAGATAATAAAATTTTATTAGATATTTAGAACCAACGGGTTCTATGGCATCTCACGGCAGCCTACCCCAAAACAAAAGTGATTTTTTTTTCTTCAGCCGAAAAACTTTTCATTCCTGCATCCGGATTTTTTTAGCTTTTTATTTTACCCGTCACTGCCACCGGTCTGCACCGGTGCAGTTCTTCCTATGTCCATACGCATCAGTAGTTCGTTTGACCTTTGACCTTCCCTCTTCCCCTCTTCCCTTCCCCTAGTTACTATGTAATGTCTTTGAAGACACAAAGAGACTTTGCTTAACCTATGGTCGGTAGTTTTATACCATAAACAAAACGTAGTAAGTTCAGCGATAAAATGAGAGCGAATTAATTAGTAAAAGATTATTCTTTATTTAGACTAATATTAGACTTAAATTGTGTATATTTGTTTCAGAAAGGGAGAGTAAAACATAGAATCTTCCTCTAAGTGACTGAGAGTCAGTCAATTAACTTAATTTAATTAACAAATACAATGGAATTACTAGCAATCGAAAATGCATTCTTACAATCCTCAGCGATTAAAGATGCATTAAAACTAAACGAAGTGAAACGTGTTCAGCGTTCAATCAACAATGCTCACAAGAGCAAATTCAATCATACTACTACACTATCCAAGTTAATTGGGGAAGCAGTTCAATGGTTTGAAAGTGAAGAGGGAAAGTCAAAATTTGCAGAAGAGGGAATCGAATGGAGCAAAGCAGAATTTGGTGCAAAGACTTTCGGTTATCAAAAATCATTCTTCTACAAGCTAATCAAGGTGGCTAACCTAGACCAACGAATAGTAGATGCATTCAACGCAAAATGTGATGCAATCGGAACAGATGCAAATCGCTCAATTGCCGGTTTATTAGATTTCTCTAGAACAATTGACCTAGACAACTTAGATGTAAGTGAAGATGCAACAGAAGAAGAAATTGTAGAAGCAGAAAACGAAGCTATCGAAAATGCTGAAGTAGAGCAAGAGAGAGTTAACTACACATTTGTAATGACATACAAAAATCCTCAAGGAAACAATCTATCAGTTAGAATAGATGACCAAGGTAATGTGTCCGGTAACAATCTAGAAGAGATAGCAAACGCAATTCAATTCTTACAAAATTCAATTAATAATTAATAGTGTCTTCAAAGACACAAAAAATCCAATCACAATGACAAACGAAATTCAATACACAATCGACAACAGAAGAGATAGAGCAACGATGCAAAGTTACCATCGTTCTCCATCTCCGAAAGACCATTCAAAAGGTGCTAAGGATGGCGATATTGCTAACTTAAAATCAGCAAGCAAACGTAATCTAATTACGATAGAGGGAAACACTGAATCGAAGTTCACTATCGGAATGGAAGTAGAGAAAGCTAGATTTCAAAGAGGTGCAGTAAAAGAGTATTCTTTATTTGCCGGATTTGAAAGAGATAGTTCTTGTGGCTATGAAGCTATAACGCATATCTTACCATTGTTACCTAGTGGAAAATGGAGAAACAAAGTATTCAATATGATGTTTGAAGCTAGAAACATTATTGAAGATTCTAAAAGTCCTAGTGACCTACAATGTGGTGGTCACATTACAATAGGTGTCCAAGGGATGACCGGTGCTGAAGTTATGAAATCAGTTAGGAAAAATATGGGGATTGTATATGCATTGTTCTTTAAAAGATTAAACAATGGATATTGCAGAAGTAACTTAACTATGCTTGACAAGAACGAAGTTCAAGGTAGTGATATGATGAACGGATTCGGTAGGTATTCAGCAGTGCTAGATAAAGGTGCAACAATCGAGTTTAGATTAGTTAGCAGATTTCAATCGGTAAAGCAGATGATGAGAAGATACGAGTTAATGTATGAGTTACTTGATTTCTCAATCAACAATCCAAATGGAAGCCACAATGCTTTCCTTAGAAAAGTTACACCAATCATCAAGTCTATGTACAATGGCGATATGGCTATGGTAGAGCAGAAGTTATCAATGGCTAAATCATTTAGAACAATGATTCTAAAGAATAAGGTTAACCGAGATGTAATTAACTATGTAGACCCAATGCGAAGAATGGATGCTCGCAAATGGTACGATAGAGACCTACAAAGGAATGGAAGTAGATAGTCTAACAAGGGAGCAGAGATGCTCCCTCTGTCCACAAGTGAGTGCTTGTGCTGATGAGTTCAAAAGAACGAAACAGAAAAATTAATTTAATCTAATCACAATGAAAAAAGTAATCAAGTTATCAAGCAATGCAACAATCGTATTAGTAACATTATTCGTTTATAGTTCAGCTATAAGAATGATAATTCAGATGGTGTCTGATATGGGATGGAAGTCTCTTGCATTGTTACCGGTTTGGGCATTCATAGGTTTTCTTATGTATGTTTCAGCAAGTCTAATAATCAAACAAATCAAATCGTAATGGAAGAGAGACAAGACTATTACAAAGTAAGATATGCCGGTAAGTTAATTAAAGTCTTGCCGGCACATTCTAAATGGCAAGCAATGGATAAGTTATATTCTTATTACATTGATAGATACCCTTGGATAAAACGAGAAAAATTAACTGCCGTAAAGTATGGTAAAAAATTTAAAAATTAAAGTTATGAATTACGATGATTGGAAGTTAGCAAGTCCTCCGGAGGGAGGATTGGTTAGTTCTTGTTGTGGCGAAGACTACAACGAAGAATATGAATCAGACCTAGAGTTTGATTATTTTGTTTGCGTTTCTTGTCAAGATGAGTGCGACATCATAGAAGATTATGAGTACGAACAGAATCGAAGAGAGTCTTATTTAGAAGACCTTGCCGATGAACAAAGACTAGAACGATGAAGAAGTTTATAATACTAACAAGTATATCTGTGATTGGATATGTTGGAGCAGATGTGTCTTTGAAGACACAATCTGTGTCGATGAAAGAGGAGGATTTATTTCCTCCTCAATCATTGGTCGATGTCCTGACAGTGGATACGGTTCAGGATACAATACGAATCATTAATTCGTTTGACATAGACACGACCTTGACATTCAACGACTTTATAGAAGCAGTCATATACATAGAAAGCAGAGGTGATAGTCTAGCATACAACACAAAAGAAAAAGCAGTGGGTGTGCTACAGATTAGACCTATAATGCTCCGGGAAGTTAACCGGGTGCTAAGAAAAAATAAAGTTCCTGGCAAGTATGTGCTACAGGATAGATACTCACAGGAGAAGTCAATCGAGATGTTTGAAATTATGGCTGAACAAGTTAATCAAGATGAGTTAAGTCAGATGCAGTTCTTTGAAATTGTTGCACGAAGGTGGAATGGTGGAAGGAGAGGCGACAAAAAGAAAGCTACAATAAAGTATTGGGAGCGAATTAAAAATCAATTAAATATAATAAATTATGGAAAGTTCAGTAATCAGTAAAATCAAAAATGCAATCAAAGATTTCGAAATGCTACAAAACGAAGAATGGCAACCGGATAATGATTCTTGCCAAGCAAGTATAGACAATCTTGAAACTGCAGTATCACAATTAAGAGACAACGCATTGTGGTTAAATAAGTTTATCGACTATGTGGAAGAACAAAGACCAAACACTTACAACGAGGCTTGTGAATATGCCGATGAATATTCAGAAAGAAAAGACATCTAATATTAGGTTATGTCTAAATTTAGTCTTATCTTTGTATAAATCAATCAGAGGTCTGTGTCTTCAAAGACACTCCTCATAAAATCAAATCAATTATGTGCGTAATTATTATTAAGCAAAAAGAAAGTATGATGTCTGAAGAGATAGCCAAGACATCATCAAAAATTAATCCTCACGGATTAGGAATTATTTGGCTAGACACTTTTGAAGTTACTTATCACAAGTCAAAAGATTATCGAATACTATTAACAGACAGACCATTCATTGCTCACTTTAGGTATGCAACTATGGGTGCAGTGAACAAGTCAAACACTCATCCATTTGTATGTGGAAACAACAAGGATGAGATGTTAATGCACAACGGAACTATAAAAGGTTTAGGTAGTGCAGAACTATGTGATTCAAAAGCTTTAGCAATTGAACTAGGGTCAACACCTAGACAAGATTGGAAGACACGACTAGAGCAGTATGATTCTAGATTTGTTTCTGTGAACTTACGAACTCGTTCATTCCAAATTTATAATCGTAATCTCTATACATATAGAGATGGCATTTGGTATTCCAAAGCCAATGTATTGCAAGACAATCTTATTGCAGTATACGGAACTCTTAAGAAAGGGTTTAGCAACTACTATAGTTTTCTTACCAACGCAAAACATTTAGGAAGAGGAACAACTCAAGACAAGTATCCTTTGTTAGTTAGTGGGTTACCTTATATGGTAGACAAGAAAGGTGTAGGTCACAATGTGGTTGTTGATGTATTTAAAGTTAGTGATGTTCAACTTGAAAAGGTTGACCAACTAGAGGGTCATCCACAATGGTATCAAAGAAAACTTATACCAATAAAATTAAAAGATAGAACTCTTAATTGTTGGTTGTACTTTAATCCAAAACAAATAACTCCAACTACAGAAATGCATAAAGAGTATGTGCAACAAGTACAAAAGAGATTTACTTTTGAGGATGTAGGCACAAGCTATGACACTGCTGAATATCACGAAGCAATAGACATAGGGTGGACAGACAACGATTTTCCAACTAACGAAACCAATGCTTGTATAGATTGTTTTAATGATGTGGAACACGATGGCTTTGCCAACTACTACTGCTCCTCTTGTGGGAATTGGTTTACAGAAGAAGAAATAGTTAACTTTAATAAAATATAAAATGGACTTAAATAAAATAAAAAACATAGCAAAAGATATCATCTCAGATGATGAATGGGTAAACGATAGTCACTCCCAAGCAGAACATACCGGAATCAAAGATGGGTTGAACAGACTCATCAAACACCTTGAAGAGACTGATGGGAAACCATATTGGTTTCACAAGGCAGACAAGATAAAGAAAGATGGATATTGGTATGTAAAAATAAGTGACATAAAGTAATGTTATGTCTAAATAAATTCGTACTTTAGTACAAATCATAAATCAAATCATAATGGCAAGACTATTAAAATCAAGTGGAGAGGTGCTACCTAATGTAGACATCTCTTCACTCAAAAAAATGCAGAACCTTGTTCAAGGTTATATCGAATTCATTTACATAAAGGATAAGATATTAATAGTAAACGAAGAAGGTTTACTAGACCAACTGCCACCAAACATTGAAGCAAGTCGAATATACGGGAAACCTTTAGTCGGGGATGTAATAGAATGTGGAATCAAAGAAGTTAACTGATGGATAGAGATAAGTATAACGCATCAATGATAGGCACGTTCATAAGTTATGTGGGCATTATAATTATACTGATTATATTAAAAGTACAACAATAATGATACAGACTTTACAACAGAAAATCATAAAGCTTAAGTTAGAAAAGGGAGACAAGCAGCAGATACAAAAACTGCAGCAAGAACTCGATAAATTAATCAATCAAAAAAAAGAATCAAAATGAAATGGAAAAATTTTAAATCATATCAAAGTACCGGACTCATCAGTAAGATAAGTTATGTAAGTGATAAAACTTTACTGCATACAAAAACTACTGATGTTATTATTTATGCCAACAATAACTATATCGAAATGCTGAAAGATGGGAAATTTTTATACCGTCCGTCAGGAATTGGTCAGGGAAAACGAAGCAGAAACTTAGAAAATGTAGAACTATATATGTATAAAGAACTTTATGGAAACAACTGAAGAACTAATTAAGCAAGTAGGGAGGGAAGTGGTAATGCTCCTGCTCGAAAAAAATAAAGCCTATGGAGACACGGCTAACAAACCACCAAAAATATTTTCAAAGCTATCAGCCAAGGAAGGAATCTTAGCTAGGATAGATGATAAGTTAAGTAGAATCAAGACCGTTGGACTAAACGACAAGACAGAGGATACAATGCTTGACCTTATTGGATACCTTATATTATATAGGGTGCAATGCAAGAAGGAAGTGTCTTCAAAGACACAGAAAATAAGTTAGACAAAATTTGGAAAAGTAATATACTTTTGTTACCTTTATAGTCAATCAATTAAATCAAAATCAAATGTCAAAATCAAGTAGAATGTTCCAAGAGGAACGAGAGAAAGAGCCTATTAATTTAGAGCAATTCTTAGATGCAGAGTACCAACAAATACAAGAGGTACACATCAAACAAAAACAAGTGTTAAACGATATCTTTGAAGCTTGGGGAGAAATCTTCGGAGCAAAGGATATATCAAAAAAAATCGAATCAAGAGATGAAGACAACAATTTTTAATCAGTATGTAGAGCGAGTGTGCTATCTATTTAATGTAGATAGAGAACTCCTATTTAGTAAAACAAAGAGAAGAGATGTGGTAGATGCTAGACATCTGCTTTATTACTTATGCTCTTTGAGACCAATGAGGTTGGTGTATATACAAGAGTATATGTCAGAGAATGGATACTTAATAAATCATTCGTCTATTCACCACGGAATACAAGTAGTTAAAGAAAAGATGGAAACAGACATCGACTACGTTAAAGAGATAAACTTAATCAAAGATGAATACTAGACTCCTAGAAATTTTTGAGGAATCCAAGCAGGACACTTATGCGTTAACTATAAATTCACACGGGTATGAGTCAAGAATGGTGTATGGAATTAAAATCATTAAAGATAATGAGACAAACGAAATACAATTTCTCAATACAATGTTAGGAGGCGATTATTATTCTAGATTAACTGAAGACCAAATAAATATTTTTATAGAAAATGGTTGGAGGTATGGGGTTTATGTCTTATCTTTGTCTAACTATCGTGCAAAACTAGACATCATTGAAAAGCGTATGCAAAAGTATATCAGTGAGAAAAAGTCTGAAAAGCAGATTAGACAATTAAAGGGGAGCAGAGAACGAGTGCTTTCTAAATATAGTGAAATCAATTTTAAATTAAATCAATTAAACAATGGAGACAAAAAAGTCAACACCAAAAAAGAAGCAGACAACTTTTGAAAAATTATCTGCTATCAACGTAAATCAATACGTTGAGAAGAAAGGAAATCTAACGTACTTATCTTGGGCATTTGCTTGGAGCGAGACAAAAAGAAATTGTCCGGATGCAAGGTATGAAATTCTAGAAACAACTTACGATGAGCAACTAGGCTTTATGTGTAACACACAAGTTACAATTGAAGGCGAGACATTACCTATGTGGTTACCCGTTATGGATAGTAAGAATCAATCTATGCGTAAGACTAACTACAAATACTCTACAAGATATGGAGAGAAAGAGGTTATGGCAGCGACAACTTTTGACATCAATAAAACTATGATGAGATGCTTAGTTAAAAACTTAGCGATGTTTGGAATGGGAATTTATATCTATGCAGGAGAAGATATGCCAACTGAAGAGGTCAAGGTTATCCCTACAAAAGAGAAAGCTAAACCTAAAAGTAATAGCAAAGACAAGGATGAGTTAGTATTGAATTCAGATGATTGGAAGAATGTATCTAAGTTTGTAGTAGAAAGTAAACACTTAGGACTTAAGAAAATTATAGACAAAGTTTCATTAAAGTTTAGTCTTACTGCATCAGTTAAGAATGAAATCAAAAACCTAATCAAATGATAGATAGCCAAAAAATTCTAGATGCTCTTAGAGATGATGAGCAATACTACGGAGAGTTTGGTCAGCAGTACTTATCTAATTCAGATGTAGGAACACTCCTAAAAAATCCAACACAATTTAGAAAGCCACAAGATGATAATGTAAATTTTCATAAAGGCAGATACTTTCATCAACTAATTCTTGAGCCGGAGAAGGCTAAAGAAACTAGCTTTATAGATGTTTCATCAAGAAACACAAAAGCTTACAAGGAAACTGCAGTTAATGGAATTGTGATGTTGGAAAAAGAAGGTCAGGAAATCAGAGATTGCGTTAATGCAATGATGGAAAACTATTCTTTTTTTGAAGGCATTCGTCAAACCGGTTGTGAGTATGAAGTACCATCCATACAAGAGTTTAATGGTGTGTGGTGGAAAGGTAAGGCAGACATCGTTTGTCCCGATAAACTTATTGATTTAAAAACTACCGGGAACATAGATGATTTTAAATGGTCAGCTAGGAAGTACAACTATGATAGTCAGTGTTACATATACCAAAAACTATTTGGGTTGCCATTAGAGTTTTATGTAGTAGACAAGACAACTAAAAGGTTGGGTATATTTAAACCATCTGAAGAGTTTGTAGCAAGAGGAGAACAGAAAGTTATTCAAGCTATAGGAGTTTACAACAGATTCTTTAATGAAGATAAAAAAACAGAAGACATCAACGAATATTTCATCAGCGATGTTCTTTAAAAAGAAACGAGTTAAGTGGTTCAAAGTTCCAATGGAATGCAAGACTCGTGAGGAAAAAGATAATCTTATCCTCTATATAATAAACAATTTGGAACAAACAATTAAAATCAATTAATTATGGCAGAAGAAAAAATCTTTGCAGATGGTTTCTCATTTAAGAGAAACGACAACGCACCCGAATTTGTAGTAGGGAAGCAGTCAATTAAAGTGGATGAAGCAATAGCTTTCCTAAAACAGAATGCTAAAAATGGATGGGTAAACCTAGACATCAAAAGAGCAAAAGGTGGAAACTTTTATTGTGAGTTAGATACTTGGGTTGCAAAACCTCAAGGCGATGCTCCTAAAAAAGTGGAAGAAAAAGTGGATGAGTCAGCAGACTTACCATTCTAAGTGTCTTCAAAGACACCGGTAATAAGAAGGGAGACAATAGTCTCCCTTTCTTTTACCCCAATTAATGTTACTTGTCGGAAAAAATAATCAACTATACTCTTTTATAGTATATATATTTTTCTTTTCTTTACCTATATAAAGAAAATAAATAACATAATCAACATAACTACTGATAATCAGAGAGTTAAATAAATCAAATCAACATTAAATCAACATATATATGACACAATCATCATCACAACAAGTAACAATCTTCAAAAACATTAAATCGACAGACACACCTTTTGTAAGACCAATCGAAGATATACTAGAAAGAATTCAAGATGGGTCTACTAAGAATTTAGTAAAGAGTATCAGACAAACAAAAGATAAGTCTGAAAGAAATGAATTAAAGAAAAGACTACCGGCTATTTGTTTCTCCGGTGTATTCAATAAACGAAACGATGCAGGACTAAAAGAACATTCAGGTTTAATCTGTTTGGACTTTGATGGATATCAAAAGAAAAAAACATTATTAGAACATAAAGAGAAGCTAACCAAAGACCAATATGTTTTTGCAGTTTTCATTTCACCGTCAGGCAACGGACTAAAAGTTTTAATTCAAGTACCGGCATTACCCGATAACCATATAAATTATTTTAACTCACTAGAAAAATACTTTGACTCTCCATATTTTGATAAGATGTGTAAGAACGTAAGTCGTGTGTGCTATGAATCTTACGACCCTCTACTGCATTATAATAAGAATTCAATGGTATGGGATACAATTGCAGAGCCGGACTACGAGGAGAGAGATAAAGACAGAGACCCTCCAAGTATACCAATTAGTGATGAGAATAAAATTGTAGAGATACTTATCAAGTGGTGGACTAAGAATCATCCAATGGTTGAAGGACAAAGAAACCAAAGTGTATTTGTATTGGCAATGGCATTAAATGATTACGGAATCAATAAATCTTTAACGGGTTATGTTCTGAATCAATATGCAACTAAAGGCTTTTCCTTAGCAGAAATATCAAGAACCATAGACAGTGCATACAGTCATACGGCTAATTTTGGAACAAAGTATTATGAAGATGAAGAAAAACTTCAAAGAATAAAAGATAAATTTCGTCAAGGTGTATCTAAAAAAGAGATACGCAGCCAACTCAGTGACTCCGGTGTAGACAATGAATCAATAGACATCATTGTAAATAAAATAGAGAAGGAGCAATCTAAAAAAACATTTTGGGAGAAGAATGAAAAAGGTACAATAAAAATAGTTCATTATTCTTTTAAGAAATTTCTTGAGGACAATGGTTTCTATAAGTATTGTCCCGAAGGTAGTAAGAATTATGTTTTTGTAAAGGTTACCAATAACTTAATAGACCACACTTCTGAGAAAGAAATAAAAGATTTTATATTAAACTATCTAATTGACTTAGATGATATTAGTGTATACAATTACTTCGCAGACCAAGTAAGATTTTTTAGAGAAGAATTCTTAACTCTATTATCTACCATAGACATCTATTTTATTGCTGACACTAAAGATAGTGCCTATTTATATTACCAAAATTGTGCCGTTAAAATATCTAAAGGAAACATTGAGCCAATAGATTACCTAGATTTAGGAGGTTACGTTTGGAAAGACCACATCATACCACGAAAGTTTAAGATATGCGATATGCATAAATGTGATTACTCAGTATTCATAGGAAACATTTGTGGCAACAATGCAGATAGAATTAAAACGATGCAAAGTACAATTGGTTTTATGATGCACGGATACAAGAATCTAAGCTACTGCCCGGCAGTAATACTTAATGATGAGGTTATATCAGACAACCCTGAAGGAGGCACGGGTAAAGGACTATTTATGAATGCACTTAATCAAATGAAAAAATTAGTCGTCATAGATGGTAAGGCATTCGCTTTTGAAAAATCATTTCCATATCAGTTAGTTTCAGCAGACACGCAAATACTTTGCTTTGATGATGTAAAAAAGCATTTTGATTTTGAAAGATTATTTAGTGTTGTAACAGAAGGTCTAACTTTAGAAAAGAAAAACAAGGATGCAATCAAGATACCATTTAGTAAGTCTCCTAAAATTGCAATTACAACTAACTATGCTATAAAGGGAACGGGTAATTCTTTTGTTAGAAGGAAATGGGAGATTGAACTTCATCAACATTATAATAAAAACTTCACTCCATTAGATGAATTTGGGAAACACTTCTTTGCTGATTGGAATGAAGATGAATGGTGTTTGTTTGATAACTATATGACTTCCTGTCTACAGGACTTCCTGTCTACAGGATTAGTCAAAAGTAAATTTGTTAACTTACAGATTAGACAACTGTCTGCAGAAACTTCACACGATTTTATAGAATGGTGTGGTTTAATAGCAGGACATCAGAAAAATGATAAGCTAGACTTTAATGCTAGAATAGTAATGCAGGACTTATACTTTGATTTCATTGGAGAGTACCCGGACTATGCACCAAAAGCAAAGATGACTATAAGCAGAACAAGGTTTTATAGATGGCTTATTGCATACGGAAACTTTGTAAGCAGCGATGTAGATGAAGGAAGAGATATGTTAGGTAGATGGTTTAGTATGTCAAAACCAAAGAACCAAACTGAGATAGATATATGAGAGAAGAAGAAAGGGTAGTAATGGCATTCGAGAACTCATACCGAGTTATTATACTTAACTACGATTGGGAAGACATTATGTTAACTGACTATCCTTTCTTTGCTCATAATCCATCACGGAGATTACCAAAAATAAAAGACATAAAAAACTTAATGAATTATTACTCAGACATCAGAGACTTCAAGAAATGCATAGCGATAAAGAAATACGTCAAGGAAAAACAGATTACGTTGTAGAAAGAAACCTAGGTTATTCCAACGAGATGATGTATAACCAATGCTTACTGTTTTATAATATAATATTTAAAACAAAAAAAGTAAAAGTAGGCAGAGGAAAAAACGCAAAATTTATAGAAGAAAGAGCGTACACTCCCGAAACAAGTGTAGACAGAAGAGCAACTGATAGTTTAAACTATTATAAAAATAAAATGAAAACCAAAAGTAAAATTAAATACAGAGATTATCAAAACAAAATTATTATAAAAGGAGCCGAGATACTTTTAATCCATAACTTTCTTTACCTAACAATGGAGGTAAGGACAGGCAAGACATTGACAAGTATGGGCATAGCAAAGCTGATGAATAAGAAAAATGTTTTGTTTGTTACAAAGAAAAAAGCAATTAGCAGCATAGAAAATGATTACGAATCACTAGACCCTGACTATGACTTAACAACAATAAACTACGAATCATTACACAAATTACCCAAGCCGGGTAATTATGATTTAGTAATTTTAGATGAAGCACATTGTATGGGTGCATTTCCTAAGCCAAGCAAGAGAGCCAAACAAATATTCTCTTTGATTAAATCTAATGTGTGTAGCGTTATATTATTATCAGGCACACCAACTCCCGAATCTTACAGTCAAATGTATCATCAAGTCTATGGCATAGGCAACAATCCATTTAATGAGCACGTTAATTTTTATAAGTTCTCTAAAAAATACGTCAATGTAAAGCAAAGAAAAATAAATGGTTTGTTTATTAATGATTACCACGATGGACTACAAACTATTATAGATGCAATGAAACCATATACAATTGCTTATTCACAAAAAGAAGCAGGCTTTAAGGTTGATACGAAAGAACATACGCTATATGTAAAGATGAAACCAATCACATATCAGATTGCTAATAAACTAAAGAAACAATTAGTAGTAGAAGGAAACGAAGAAACCATACTTGGTGATACACCGGTGAAGTTAATGATGAAGCTTCATCAAATATATTCAGGCACTGTTAAGTTTGAATCAGGCAAGTCAACTATATTAGATTTATCCAAAGCACAATTTATACACGACAATTTTGCAGACGTAAAAATTGGAATCTTCTATAAGTTTAAAGAAGAACTTAACGCATTGATGCAGGTCTATGGAAAATCAAACCTTACTACAGAACTTAGTGTCTTTGAAGACACAGATAAATCAATAGCTTTGCAAATAGTTTCAGGTAGAGAAGGTATTAGTTTAAGGCAAGCAAAAGCTTTAGTCTATTACAACATAGACTTTAGTGCCACAAGTTATTGGCAATCAAGAGATAGGATGACAACTAAAGAAAGATTGAACTCAGACATCTATTGGTTGTTCTCCGAAGGAGGAATAGAAGACACAATTTATAAAGCAGTTAGCAAGAAGAAAGATTACACCGTAAATCATTTCAAAAAGGATTTGTTATCTTTGTGATATGAGGTTTCTAAAGTTTTTTTTGATTTGGGTGAGCCAAAATTTAGCTATACCTTTTTGGGTTGTTGGTCATATTCATTTATCTATACACGACTTACACGACATAGTAGAAGTAGTATCATCCCTTAGTATGAATATTATTGTACTCATAGGATTTCTTTATGATTACGAACAACAAAAAATTGATGACTGAACAACAGATACAATCAAAAAGAATAAAACAATTAGAAGCAGAAGGTTACTATGTCTTGAAGTTAGTTAAAACAAATAAGAATGGAATCCCTGATGTGCTAGCTATACCACCTAACAGTGAGGTTATATTTAGCGAAATAAAAACTCCTAAAGGAAAGGTATCTAAATTGCAAGAATATAGATTAAAAGAATTAAAAGAATATGGATTTAGAACTGAAGTATTTAGAGGATAATACTCTATATGAAATAGATGATTGGTTTTTTTCTCAACTGCGTAACTTTAGTGTTAGTGAAGCAGAAGTAATAATAGGTCAGATACTTGCAGTGCTTAACAGATTACCTTGTAGAGACGGATGGTCTCAAACAGTTTACGGGGTTGTGTCCCAAAAGAATCCAACATTTTTTATGATTGAGTTTCTAAAACAAACAATGGATATTCCTATATTAGTAGACATAGAAGAAATAGATGTAGATGAATACTTAGATGCAATAAATCAAAATAAATCAATTAAATCTTACTTAAATGGACAAACGATTACAGAACTTATACTTGAAAGAGGAGGAATTTCTCCACCTAAGAGAGATAATAAAGAGTCAAACAGGGGTAGAAGTACGGAACAATAAGAACAGAATGCAACAAGTTGTTGATTCTAAAATGATATTCGCAAATCTTTTACAACAAAAAGGATACGGCTGCAGTGTTATTGCTAAGTATATGGGAATGAACCACGCAAGTATATTACACTACTTTAAAAAGTTTCCTTGGTACTTAAAAACTGAAGCAGGATTAAGAAATAATTATGAAAGAATCAGGTCAGAATATTTTAGTGAATACGACCCTGTTTATTATTTGTCGGAAAATGAACTAAAAAAAGAATTGTTTTCTTTGAGATTTGATAATAAAAAACTATCTTCACAACTGAGTAAAGTCGAAGACCAACTTGCCAATGTCACTAGAAGAGAGGATAGACTAGGGGAAATTTTCCAACTCATAACAGAAAGAACAAGACCAAATACAGAACCCAAAATACTCAGTAAGCTGAGAAGATTTTACAATGGTGTATACGATAACTGATATAGATAAAGTTTTAGGATATAAAACTTGGTCCAATAAAAAAAAGCAAGATGAACTGCTTCGTATGGATTGTAATATGTATTGTAATATTGGAATAGACAGTACTAAGGCAGAGAAATTAGAAGTAAGAAAAGTTTCACGAAGAATATACACTGCTATTAAAACTATAGATAAAAATATGGGGGTACTCTTTCTTCAAACAATGGACTTAGATAAACCAAAGGGACCACTATAAAAAAATGGAAGACACATCAGCGTATGATAAAGAGCGAATAACTCACATCAACTACCTGATGGATAGCATTCACGACTCCTCCGATATCATCTATGAATCACTTGTAGATAGAGATTTCCCAACACTTAAAACAGAAATTAATTCTCTTCAGTCAATTTTAAAAGAGATATCAAACTCCATAGAGGATGATATATGAGTATACTGAATTTCGCTCTGAGCAACAACTATTTGATTTTATTAAAAAGTTTTTTATAGAAGACCTAGAGTCATCCGAAAACCCTACGTCTAGGTATGATTGTTATTCACCTAAGTTTAAAAGTCATATAGAATTAAAGTGCAGACGTAAGCATTACCAAAATCTTATTATTGAAAAAAGTAAGTACGATGCGATGATGAAGCGTTGTGAAAAAGATAACACAATACCAATATATATAAACTCTACACCTGAAGGAGTATGGGGGTTTTATTTAACAGGATTAAATCTTGAATGGGAAGAGCGTAGTTTGCCAAAGCAAACAGACTTTTCTAAAAAACATCACGTTAAGAAGATAGTATCTTATCTTGATGTAGACAAAGGGAAAGATTTACTTTCTCTTCTTTCTCTTCTTCCTCCTACTCTTGGATAGTTTAGATTTTTTAAATCCATCTGTTGCGTAGTAGAGTTTTACTTGTGCATCAGTAAACACTCTACCACTTGGACTCACGTTTTTATTTGGACCTACTTTATCGAATGGCATAATTTTAATTTTTAATAGTCACTCATTTCATCTTTTAATTCTTTTCTCAAGTCTTTCATTTCTTGTTTGATATCATAAATATCAGAACCTTTTCCGTATATATCTTCATACAATTCAGGGTCGATTAGTTTCAAATCAGCCTTACTTGTTTTCTTTTTCTTAGTGGTTGTTTTCTTTTTCTTAGTACCATATCCCGGTCTGTAAGATGGTGTAACACCCGTTGCATCATAAATGTTATCATCATCGAAATCACCTCCTAGAATCTTCGCTACACCTATTGGTGAATCTAACTGCATACCGGCAATGATTTCAAAAATTGGTTGCACAACTGCGAGTATTGAGCCATCTTCTTTCATTTCTTTATATGCCTTGTCTACTTTTCTTACTACAGATGTAAGTGGATTAACACCATCACTAATAGGTTTTCTATCTCCGGATATTTTAGCCACTGCACTTTCTATACCTGCTCCTAAAATAGGAACTGAATAAAGAAGGTTCAATCCAAGTGCAGCATCTCTTAACGCTCTTAACGCTCTGTCACGCTCATCTCCTTTACCCACAAGTAATGCAGGTGCATAAGACATAGCAGTAAACATTACGTTGGCTACGGCATAATTAAGAACAAACTTTCTATAGTCTGATTTTCCTGCTTTACCACTTACTATTGCTGAACCTGCTTGACCTACGTTGTTCATCATAAGAAATAATGAACTACCAAACATAGTAAAGAATCTATTAAACACATCTGTTGATTGCTGCATTGGGGATTTTTCAGTTGCTCTTCTAGTTTGTTGAGTTGAGTTAAACTCATTAAACAATCTTAAAGCTTCTGCTTTACCCATACCATTTGCTATCGCTCTGTTGTATACTGCTTTGTATCCAAGTACACCAAGTATATCTCCTGCTACTGTTGTAAAACCTTTAACTTTTTCAAAACCTCTAGATAATTTACCTTTTCGACCTTGGTCAGCTTTAAGACTCTTATAAGTTCTACTTCCTGATTCAAGACCAAATATATCTCCTGCTAATCCTTTTTTCAAACGAGCATCAAAAGTTGCAGAAATATCTCTAGACTCTTTTATTTCACTAGGTAGTCTTGCTATAACTTTAAAGTAATCGTAAGCAAAGTTTATTAAATCATATCCCGGAATTTTATTAGGTTGAGGAGTAGCAGAATACTTTTCAAATGCTTGATAAAATGAAGATGCTTGCTTAACTATCTGCACAGGTTTAAGTGCTAAAGCAAACCCTGTAAACTTGTTTTGTATCCAAGATACAACATCTTGGTCAACACTTGGACCTGAGTCAGGATTGATTGCATAGTTTAAATTCGATAAGAACAATCCTTTTAAACCCGTTTGTTCTAAAAGTAAATTAATAGATGGGTCTTTTAATACTTGACTCATTTCTTTAACACCAACGGCATAAGCTTTGTACTTTTCCATTTGATTAACGTGGTCTTCCATCACCTCGCTAAATGATTGTCCTATTTCTACATCATTTGTTTTATCAAATCTTTCTTTAAAAGCAGGTGAGAACTCTGTATCAAAAATGTTTTGGAACTGACCTGCACCAATCATCTCAGCAGTTATCTGTTCTTTGATTGTTCTTGTTGGGAAATAGTTCTCTACAAACCCAAGACCTATATCATTTACTTGAATGTATACATCATTAGTTTCTTCAAAGTATGAGTTACTTAAAAAGTCTACTGCTTGGTCTACTAAAGCTACATTATCGGGACCTATAAATGTTTTGATACCTTCGATATCTAACTTCTGTCTTTCTAATTTTTTACCCTGTATTTTATTTTTAGATAAAGCATAGAGCCTCATTGCTTGGTCTTTGTTTAATCTTTTGTTAGCAGGTTTCCCGGTCTTGCTATTTATCATAGTAAACTCTTGTGTCTCTGTTCCTAAAGAATACTTCCAATCAGTCCAATCTTTTTTGTTTGTAGATTGAGCCATTGAATTCATTTTAGATTCAGTCCTTCTAATTCCTTTTAGAGTATTCTCATCAAAGTCATTTAGTCTGTCAAAAAATATTCTAGTAAACATACCTCTTGTGTTGCCATCTAGTTTTCTAGCTACAGTTCCAAGGTGTGCAATTTTGTTTTCCATAAACTTAACTACTCCATTTGATTTTAATTGTTCTCCATCATAGAATGTTTTAAAGAATGTTCTTAAACCACCAAACAAACCGTTCTTCTCAAACCCTTCTCTTATTTTTTCTTGTCTTGTTTTAACTTGGTTTTTGTTTAACGGATTACCGTCTTCGTCAAACAAGAATTCATAATTGCTTTCAATCTCAGCTTTAAATTCTTCTTTTATTTCATTAAGAGCCTCTCTTCTTGTGTTCCTACGGTTGTTTAAATTAGCTATAGACTCTGAACTTGTAGCCTTTACATCTACAAATAAATCTTCTACCTGTTGTAAATCCATATTCAACACATCACCAAAAGTGTCGATAGCTAATTGTCTGTCAAGTAATACTTGTTGTTTAGACGTTAACTTTTTACCGGCTTCTTTATCAATTAAAGCTTGTTCGTAAGCTTCAGGGTTGATAGATTCTTGCAAATCAATAATGGCTTGTAAGTCACCTTTCTTAGCTGCATTCAAAACTTTCTCTACTTGCGTAAAGTAACTTTGTCCCGGTGCATCTAATCCTGCCGACCTTCTTTTACCACTCGCAGTTTTTCTTACTTTAACTTTACTCTTAACTAGTTTAGCTATTTTATCTATTAATATATTTCGTTGCACTAATCTTTGTGCTTCTACCTGTGTTAACACTTCACTCACTTTACCTACAAAGTTTTTTGGAGTAGTTGTGTTAATGGTTTTTAATAAACTATTAATAGCCTTGTTGCTATAATTTTTAGAATTAGGTAATAGCTTTCTTATAATTGTTCTCATTCTTCTCTGAGCATCAGCTATATTGTCTTTGCTTATTTTTCTTTGCTTAAGATTGTTTTTAATTTGACCAATCTCTTTAGATACTCTTTGATTGGTTCTAATACCAAGCATTCTATCTAATGCAACTGTTAACTCTAATTGTGTTTGTTCAGGTTGCACTTGGAAGATAGGATTAGCTTTTAAAATATCTAAAGCTTTTTGTCTTACCTCAGCAAATGATTTAGTTCTTTCCGGAACTCCTCGTCCAACTCTTTTGCTTCCTGAAAAAGCAAACTCATTTATCTTTGCTCTAACTTCATTAAACAATTTGAATCCAACTTTTGCACCACCATCTACATTTCCAAACTCTCTTGGCAGTGGCTTAGTAAGGTCTATATTAACAACCATTGCGTTATTTATATCCTTAGCCTTAAAGCCTCTGTTTTTTAATACCACTCTTATAGACTCATCATTTATAAACTGCTCTCTACCTTGTTGAATAATACTCTCCATAGAGATATCAGAACTAAACATAGCTTCAGGATTTTTCAAGGCTATCATCTGTTCATCTGTCATCTTGATTTCTTTTCCTGCAAAAATATCTGCAAGTGCAGTACCTAAGAATTGGTCTAGAGTTAAGTCTTGTATCTCTTGTTCACTTAAGTCTGTTGATAGTTTAAACTTTCTTTGTATGTATTGCCACATACCAAGAAGCCATTCTTGAAACTTAGATTTAACTGAAGCATCTGCAATGGTCTGTCCTTTGTTACCAATTAAAATAGCCATCGCTTCATTAGTTGCTTTAGTAACATCACCATTAAATCTTTCAAGTTGTGTTTTAAAAGTATCAGTTTGTTGCACTAATTCTGCACCCTGCTTGTATATTTTTCTTCCTTGTTCTGTTGTCTGTAAATAGTCTGTCCAAACGTGACCCATCTCGTGAATAGATGTGTTGAATAAAGCAGACTCTGAGTTGTGTACTTCAGGGTTAATATAAATATCCCCGTCTACTGTAACACCATATACTACTTCGTTTCCTTTTAAATACTTAGTCACATTGTCTTGTGACATTACATTATTAAATGAGTTAGCATCGGTATTAATTACAACACCGGGAAATGAAATATTCATAAATGCATTAAGCTTATCTACATTGCTCGGATTAGAATTTGCAATTACTCCAACATAATCAAATGATGGGATACCAATCCCTACTCCTGTTTGTTGTGCTCTTAATGTTTTGGTAGATGTTGGCTTCTTCTTACTTGCTTTTTGTTTATCAGTGTCAGTTGAAACTTCTGTTGTCTTTTGTTTTTCGCTTTCAATTAGTTTTGAAAACACTTTCCCATAAGCTTTCGGATACACTTTAGCCATCTGTTGAGGGTTCTCTAGAATACCTATAGACTTTCCTCTAACTCCATACTTATAGTTAGGATGTGTAGTTTCAACAACACCGGGATTCAAAACGTCAACACCAACAATAGAGATTACATTTCCAATAGGAACATTTCTTAATTGTGGGTCTGTTACAACATCAGTTATAACACCTATGTTTATTAAATCAGTTTTAGTACTTACACCTTTAAGTAAAACTTGTGGTACTGCTTTGGTTTTAGCATTAACTGTTCCTGCTTTTTTAGACTTCTGATTAGGTGTATTAGCCTTACCTGTTGTAGCGAGTCTTATTAAATGACTTCTAACCGGCAACGGTAAGGTTTGAATAAATTCATTACTAAAAACATCATCTATGCTTTTAGGATTTAATTTCTCAATAGCATCTTGTAATTGCTGAAACTCACTCAACTCTTTTGTTGGTTTTGCTTTAGCTTGTTGTCTAGCTACTTCGGCAGCAATCTCTGTTTTTAAAACAGGTATAGCTGCTTTTCTATTTGTCTCAGGTAATGTTTTAAGATTATCAAGCAATACTCTAGATACTGCTTCATTTGATATCATAGCATTCTCACCCATCTTAACTACGTTCATAGGAACTAAGCCATTGTATTCAGGGTTTGCTGCCCACCAAGAATCAAATACTTCTTTATTGTTTTGATATACTTGTTCGGCTTTGTTTATTGTGGTCTGTGCTTCTTTCTCAGTAACATTTGCCCAAGCTGCATTCTCATTTCCTGTTGTTCCGTTAAAACCTACTGCTCCTTTTAAGTTGTCTATTGTGTTGCCTGTCGTGGAATTCACTACGTTCCCCGTAGTTAGTTGGTCGCTTATCGTAAAAATAGTTGGTATACCTTTAATTACTTCTAGCTTAGTAATCTTAAGTGGGTTATCAGTTCTTGTGTTTAACTCTTCTACATTTATATCTGCAGACTCTTCTGTGCTTTCAATAACTGTTTCTACATTAGGAGATTCTATCTCGTTAATTTCTGTAGTTATGTCAATCTCATCAGGACCTACATTATCAGTATTGTTTTCGTTGTCAGTTTGAATTTTAAAATCAACCTTTGGTTTTTTACCATCTAGTGATGCTTCCAAGTCAGCCACCTCTTGTGCTTGAACATCATTATCCATTACTGACTCTTCTTGATTTAGTGTCTTTGAAGACACTCCATCTTCTGCAGTAGTTTGTACAATGTCTGTTGTGGTTTCAGTAGGTGCTGCTTCATTAGTTACACTCTCTGCTTCATTAGTTGTAGTCTCAGCAGCAGGAGTTTCAAGATTACCTTCATCAACAACAAGACTTCCATCATCTGATATCTTTACTTTCTCTTGTATAGGAGCAACCTTAGCCTCCACCATTTTATTAGCTAAGTATTGAGCAGTTTCATCATCATTATCTATAGATGCGTTTAAACGACCTAAGTCTCTTGGGTCTAACTCATTTATATAATTTAGAAACTCTTCCTTAGAAACCTCTGTAAACTGCCCTAGCTTACCTCTAAATCCTTTTTGGATTCTATATGTTTGCTTTCCTGCTCTTAAATCTGTACCTGCATTTTGTTCGCTTGGAGATAGCACACCCTCTCCTGCTAGTCTAGTTTCCTGACTAGGGTCAAGTAAAGTTTTAGTGCTAATGATTTCAGCTAACTCTGAATTTATTTGTTTTAGTTTAGGACCAAACACTGCTTTTCTGTTTGGAGTACTTGATAGTTCTTCTTTAGCTTGAAGCAAAGTCATTACTCTAGCTTCTAATTGCGTAGCGTTCTTACCTCTAAATCTTTTTCCATACTTAGATGTCTGCAATAATTCCATTGCAGTTTTTCTTACCCCTACATTTTGTTGTATTAGTTGGTTTGTCTCTGCATCTATCTTGCCTAACTTTTCCATATTGTTTGCCCAAGCCGATATCTGACTATCAGTGGACAACTCTTTTGACATAAAATTTATGTTGGTTAAGTTAGTGGCTAATTCTAAATCATTTCTTGACCTAACTTCTAAAGCTAAGTTAATACTCATATTAGATGTATTGTTTCCAATACCACCACCCATCTCTGCAACAATTTCTTTCCAATCTAAATCATCACCAACATTCATTTGTGCCAAGTACTCTCCTGTACCTTCTCCTATTGGGTCAGCAATAAGTCTTTCAGCAGTTAGTGCTGCTATTCTTTTACCTCTTGTTGCAACTGAACCGGTTCTAAGTAAGTTACCTGCTAGTTTTGCAGTAATTAAATCTACAATGGCAATTGGTATACCTCTTTTTAAACCTCTTTCTAATCCTTCATCCCATACATCTTGGTCGTTTAATGCTGCTGCAACTGACTCAGGGTCTGTTATATCATAATCTTGATTTGTCATAGCCTCTATCATTGCATTGGTATATTCCATTGCGACTGATGTTGATGCAAAACCTGTTCTAAATCCCCAAATACCACCCGTTGCTGCACCTGCTCCTGCAGTTACAACACCACCGGGTCCTGTAACGAATCCTGTAGAACCAATTGCAAATCCTGTACCTATACCTGCCAAGGTTGTACTTGCTATAATTTTAGAACCATAGGGAGCCATCATAGCCAAACTCTGTCCTGCTAATGTTGTTGCCCACTCTAAAGGGTTGTCTGATATAACATCCCAACTTTCGTCAAATCCGTTAGCGTTACCCCACCTTGTCAATACTCTAGACTTAGTGCTTGCTCTATTTTCTAAGAATCCTACAATTTGTTCAGCAGCTTTCTTGGTAGACTCTGGGTCATCTAAATCGTAACCACCCAATAGTTCAGGAAACATTGATGCCATAAGAATAACATCCCCTGCTTTACCTCTAGCTAAACCGTTTTGAATTTCTGCAGTAAACCCATTCCAATTATCTGAGTACTCTAACTGTGCACTCTTGTCGTGTTTCATTGTATAATAAAGCTGAGAGTTCTCATAAACATCTGCAGCTTTTTCAGATTGAGTTAAAGCTAATTGATATGCTTCTTTAGTTTGATTTATTAAAGCAGCCTCTTGTTCATCCTTTGGAACTATAGAGTTTAGGTTGTTTGCTTTGACACCAAACATTAATAAAGAAGCTTCTTCAACTCTATCTTGTTCTATTCTAGCTTTACGATTAACTTGTATTGCTCTACCTGCAGATTGTTTGTGTTGCTTTGCTAAAAACAAATCAAATTCTTCACGAACTAATTCAGTATCATCATTTAAGTAATCATCTTTAATTTCTTCATACCTAGTAGTTACTTCATCTAAAACTTCATCATAATCATAACGAAGCTTTCCGTTCACATATAAACTAGAGAATTGTTTTTGTTCTTCAGGAGATAAATCTTCTTGTTTGAAATTAGGATTGTTTTCTAAAAAGTCTTTTAATCCTTTTATTTCTTGGTATTCATCTATAATCTTTCGTTCTCTATTATAGTCTAAACCTCTCTCATCATAAAAAGCTTTAGCTTCAGCATCTTGTGTGCTTACATTTTTCCAAGAACCTGCAGCAAAATCATCTGCCTCTTCTTTGGTATCAAACTTAAAAACCTCACCTCTTTCTTGAGCAAGTGCTAAAGCCTGTCTAAAGGGTAGTTCATCCCAATACAATGGATTAGATGTGTAGCTATTAGGGTCTTTAGGAAATAAGGTTGGTATAACTATATTCTGTCCGTCTAATGTTCCTGACTGAAAGTTAGTTGCAGAGTGTCCACCACCTTTATTTGTTCTACCAACTTCTCTTAAGTTTTTTGCTCTAATTGCTTGAGTTACTTCATCAGCTACAGGAGCATCCTCCTCAAATTCAGTAATATTATTTTTAATAAAATTCTTTAACCTCTGTGCTTCTGTAATCTCTGTAGAATTTGTAAAAGGGTCAAGGTCTATTGTAATGGTATTAGCACCGTCAGGTGAGTTTACAATTACTGCATCACCAATTCCTGTTTCCTCAAAACCAAACCCGTATTTTTTAAAGTTGTCTATTAGAAAAGGAACAACTTCTTCTTCTGTTTGGTCTATAAGAGCAGCATCTATCTTGCTTATGTCACTTTGGAAACCTTCGCTGCTTGTTATGCCTAAAGCTTGTGCTTCAGCCATTTCTCTTGCTTGTAGTTCTGCAAGTCTTTCTCTTTCTTGTTGT